TTATTTCAGCAATCTATATCGTTCATGCGGCAGTGTTTTTAGTTCGAACATGTGGTCATAGTCATAACTTGGTACTTTGATGCCATATTTTTTGCATACGTCCGATATGGCATAGCTCATAGAGAACATATTGTCGTGCAGCATATAAACGAGCTGTGGGTTAAGTTTGGCGAATGCCGGGCTATGGGTGTTCCACCAAGCCTGAAATAGCCGAGCATGGCCACAAAGCATTTCTATAGATTGGCTTTCATCTATATGAATATCCCCTTTTGCTTTGATTTGCATGGTTTCTAGGTAGTCCACAGCATCTTGGAAATGCATGGCCAAGAGTTCGCTATAACGTGGGATGCGAAAGTGCTTGTTATGTCTAGCCCAGAGTTCAGTGCGTTTCTTTGTGCTGCCCTCACAACGTCGGTCGACAATTTCTTTGAGTAAGGCTTGTTGTTCTGCGTTGATTTTTACTCGAGTGTCGATTTGTTGTTGCAAGACTTCTTTTTCCAGTACGTCGAGTACCCATTTGCGGAACTCTTTGGCGACTGGTGTGCGGGCAAAGAATGTAATGAGATGGCAACCACGTAAAGAGAAAGCTCTAATTTGCTGAACCCCACCATTCGTCTGCACTTCAACTAGACGTGTCATATCAGAAGTAAATTCATCAGACTTACGATTAAAAATTTTCGTTATAGCTGTTTCGGGATTGGCATATCCTAAGGCTAACCCAATTTGGGTTACCCCTATCCAAACTTGACTATTATTCACTAATAATGGTTTCAAGTTCACTTCATTAAATGTTAATGCTAGACTATTCATGTCTTTACTCCAAGGTTTAGACAGAAGCCCCTGGTCCGCCAAGATTAAGGGGCTTCATTATTTGTGTTAGCTATTAGGCTGATTTTTCAACCATTCTTCAATAATAAAATTTAGTTGAGCTGTCATAGATCTTTTGTTTACTTCCGCATTTTTCTTTAGCTCTGCTATCAATTTATGGGGTATTCGAATATTCAATTGTCTATCTTGTCTCGACATTTAAGAAACTCTTTATTGATATCACAGTGCTAATACTAATACCGTGCTAATATTGAAGTCAAGCACCGTACTAGCATATTCTTACTAAAATTTATTTAGGCTTCATTCTGATGGCTAGAACAGATCCACAATTTAATCTTCGTGTACCAATTGAACTTAAACAGCAGGTTGAAAATGCTGCTAAAGAAAGTGGCAGGTCTATCAATGCCGAGGCTGTATTTCGTTTAGAGCAAAGCTTTAGAAATGAAATTGGGTATCTAGAAAGTGTGCCTTTAGAGAAATTATTAGCTGTCGTTATGAAAAAGCTCGGGGAAAACTCTATACGACTTACGAGTGAAGAAATTGAGCGCGGGGAAAGACTCTCAAAAAAAAGTGATGAAAACTAACTTTGGTTAGTTTTTGGGGTAAAACCAAGTTAACCTATTTTTTATAAATATTTAATACAGTTGTTTAGGGTAAAAATGTTCAGCGAAATAAATTTAGCAACCGATTTTATTTTCAAGATTTTCAGTAGAAATAAAAAATTTGTTTTAATGTTTTCAATATTCTTATTATTATACTCTTACTTTGGATATCAATTATTTAGCCCACCAATTGACACAGAAAAAACTTTCGATTTATTTTTTCAAGACAATATTTTTATATATTTTGGTATTCCCATACTATATTTACTCTCAAGCGAACTATATTCTGCTTTCAGAAGTACAAAGAATTTAAGTGATATCGATACCTCTAGAGAGATCAATCAAAATCCCAATAGTAAAGTAGAACAAGGCAAAGAAGAAAGGCTCACTGATTTAAATTCACTCGATAGCTTTAAGCTGTATTTTTTAAAAATAGTAAATACTCTGGAAGAAAAAAGTATCGATTCAGATAAGAAAGCATCGATACTTCTTGATAATGGAAAACTATATTTTATTACAGGAATTACTTATTTCATTATCGCCATCATATTTTGGCAAATATATATAAGCTACATAGGTGAATTTAAAACTAATCACATATATGGCATCATCTCAACCTCATTAGTATTTATATTTATTGAGTTTATAAGTGCATGGTATCTTCGCCAGTATAAAAGTTTCTCTGATACATCAACCTACCTAACCAAAATTAAATCAATTTTTGATAAATATATGCTGATATATCTTGTCTCTGCTGAAAAGGGTGATAAAGATTTTACTATCTTGTTGGAGCAACTTAGTTCAGAAATTAAATGGCCAGAAACTTACCTATTAAAGAATGCTGATGTTAGTTTTGCTAAAGATGCATTGGAAACAATGACGACAATGGCACAAGCATTTAAGAATGAAGTAAAAAATAAAGAAGCACCATAAGGTGCTTTTTTTAGTTCTCTTCTTTGTTTTTGAATTGCCACACATTCATTACCTAAATACCGTCTAATACTGTGCTTATCCAAACAAAAAGATGGCTCATATTGAAATATCTTTACCGAATGCGTCAATAATTAAAGTTAATAAGAACAAGTAGATAATAAAAATTTTAAAATTAATGCATAAAATCATTGTTTTATGCATAATGTTTAAATATAGTGTTTTTAGATTCTTAAGAGATTGCTAACATGGCTTTTAGAGCAGATGAAGAGATAAAAGATGGTAAAGCATGGGCTGAAAACTATCTTCTGTCTCGGCTTAATGATTTAAGTACTAAAGAACAAAGCGAAAGTAGAAGCGTTCTGCAGGATTTATTTATTGATCTAGGTCCTGTTATAGATTGGTATCCTGATTGGCATCCTTTACTAAATATCCAAAAGAAAACTAGACAAGTAGTCGCTCCACACGCAGATTGTGGATATAAAGGTTTAGATCATACTGTTTTTTTTACTCACGGTTTCATTACCTGTCCATATGATGATGGACAAAAAGTCATAGACTCCGTTCGTAAACAAATACCGAATGATGCTGCTTTAATTACAGCAGAACGTTTAGCAGTGAAGTTTTATAGCTCACAAGCAACTGCAGTATTAGTAAAGTGTGAATGGAGTAAACCACTTTACGATGATGGAACTATCCCCTTGTCTACAGCTATGCCTTTAATCTTAGAAAAAGCCGTTGATGCTTCTAAGATAAGCACTTTTGCCGAAACTTGGGACAACATGTTGCCTCACTTATTGGGTAAACCGCATGGACGTAGATCTTCTTTATTTGTAAATCAAGAAACAGGTCAAGCCATTAAGAAAACATGGGAATTATTAATCAATTCAGGAATGTTTGGCCCAATAAATACGCGCAAGTAAAAATTAGCACCTTCGGGTGCTTTATTCTACAAGTTTAGGAATTCTTGGCTTGCTTGGGATTATAATCTATGCAACCTTATCTATTTCACCAATATCCTGTTCTTCAATATTCTCTACCTTAAAAGCATATTTATAAAAGTCATTCATAAATATACCCGCATCAGCACACCTCTCAACATATTTTAGGCATAAAAATGCAGCAGCTAAACATATTGCATGCAATGCAACTATGATAAAAACACTTAATAGCATTCCTTTATCGTAGTAGCTTAGTATCCAATCCATATACTTCTGAGCTTTATAAAAAGGGATTAATCCTACAAAAGCAAAAGCGATATACCCAAACAGTGATAGCAGAATCGTGTACCACTTAGCCCTAGCTTTAAACTCTATTAAAGTACCGTCTTCATCCCTTTCACGTTTCAACCTATTCCTTACTTTTACGTATTCGCCTACCCACATATCTGCATTTTCATACTTGGTAAAGAATTTAGCCTCACTATATGTAAGTGCTTCATTGTTAAAAAGTGATTTGGCTAGCCTATCCTTATACAAATTTGAACGCTTTTCTAGCTCAGAAGATTCAAACTCATCTGCTAATTTCAAAGCCTCAGCTTTGCTATCTTTTGAATGTTTTAGATGTGCCAATCTATTGTTCAAATGCGCCAAAAATATCGGTACAACGAGAACTGCCAACAACCCACCAATTTTTAATAAATTTTCCATTATCATGTTTTTTATAAAATAAAAGTTTGATTTAGGACTATTTTAAAGTTTTGTCAACCAAACTAAATTTTATAATACTTTCTAACTAGATTCATTGAGCAAACAAGCTGAGAGTTGTTAGACTTCGGCTAATGTTTTGACTTTAAAATAATTTATGAAATTTTTACTTATTTTAGTTTTGGGGTTCACTTCCATCCAAGTTTATGCAAAAAAGTGTGCTGACTTTAGTACTCAGCAGCAAGCACAGAAATGGTATGAGCAAAGGAAGAAATCAGGACAGACAGGCTGGAAAAGTTTAGACCGCGACGGTGATGGTCAAGCATGTGATTGCTTGCCGGGTGGAAATGGCAAGAAGTGCCCGAAGAAGAAGAAATAAACTCTTATCTTTTTTATTTTAAACAGTTAGATCTAGGTTCAAAAAATGCCCGTTCCAAATCGCAAAATTATTAAAGAGCAATTAATCACTCTAATTTCTGAGAGAGGTTCAATTACCCCTGAAATTGCTTATAGTTTTTTTTCAAGTCTATGGGCTCTAAGCCCTTCAGAGCTGAGTGAAGAAAAAAAAGGGCGTCCCATTTATCAAAATAAAATCCGCTGGGCCCATCAAGATCTAGTTCAAGAAGGCCTAATTGAAAAACCCATAACTGCTGGTAGAGGAAATTGGCGTCTACAAATAACGGAAACTCTCCCACCTGAAGAGTATGAAGAAAAGTTTTCAGATGGATTAACCGAAGGTTCTACTAAAACAGTCACAATTAATGCGTACGAGAGAAATAAAAAAGCACGTAAAAAATGTTTAGAAATACATGGTTATACTTGTGCTGTTTGTTCATTTGATTTTGAAAAAACATACGGAGAAATTGGTAAAGAATGCATTCATGTACATCACTTAATCGAAATCAGTTCAATTAAAAAAGAATACGTTGTAAATCCAAAGGATGACTTAGCCCCTGTTTGCCCCAATTGTCATTACATAATCCATCGAAGAAAGCCCGCTTTTACTATTAGTGAAGTAAAAGCTATGCTACTCGTTGAATCATCTTAATAAACTCAAATATAATGCCACACGGCACTCTACCTTTTAGAAAAAAGTATCTGCGGAGACATTGAACCGCTCAGATAGCGCTTTAATATGACGAATGTTCAATTGGCGTTTACCGCTTAAAATTTCTGAGATAACAGATTGGGTTGCGACTTCTGGTAAATCAGACTGACCCAAACCGTGCTGCGCCATCAAAAAAGCTAAAGCCGCTCGGCCATCGCCTTTGGGCATAGGTAAATGTTCGTTTTCATACGCAGAAACTAAATCGCCCAGCTGATGAATAAGCCCCATTAAAGGATGTGACTCATCATCACCAACGGTATCTAAAAGCTCATCCAAGGCTTCAACAAGTGTATTCACAAATCATCTTCATTTTCTGGCTTGCTGACATAATCGAAATGAAACCATGACAGTGCGCTGAACCCCGTCATGGTTTCATATAAAATATTGATGCTTGTGAGTAAATTTCAAGCATTTTGCATAATACCCATTATAAATATCTTATTTTTCTTCATAAATAAGAATTCTAAGCACTGACTTAATATTTGACAAATCGTTCCATAATACCTAGTATACCACCTCAGCTTACCCCTCTCGGGCTTATCCATGAGTGATGAAAAATCTAATTATCCAGGCCGTCCTAGACAGTTTGAAGATAAAGAGATCATTGATGCAGCCGTAGCTGTCTTTAGTACCAATGGGTATGCAGGCACTTCTGCGCAAAATTTATGTGATAGCACAGGCTTAGGAAGAGGAAGTTTATATAACGCTTTCGGCAGCAAACAAGCCTTATATGAACAAGCTTTATTACGTAGCCATGAACAAACTATGGCTGCTCAATTATCTATCCTGACACAGTCAGGACTGCTCAAAGATCGATTACGATCCCTCTTGCTTTGGGGGATTGCCGAGGATCTTTCACAATCAGAAAAGCACGAAGCAATGGTCTTATTCTCCGCTTTAGAAATGGGAGATAAAGATCCGGTCGTCGCAAATCTGAATCAAGAGTATCGACAACGCCTAGAGAAATCTCTCATCGCAGTATTTGTCGAAGGACAAGCAAATGGGGAATTCAGCAGCAAAGCTTCAGCCCTTGAAATGGCTCGAAGCTTTTTAGCTGGTTACTACGGCTTGCGTGTACTGAACAAAAATATTTCAGATAAAAGCTTTCTGGAAGATGTAGTTAATGGCCTCTTAGCCAACTTGTAATTACATCACCAGTGCAAAAGAAATTAAACCCTTTAATTTTGTAATGATCGTTAAATAAATAGGAATGTGTTAAAAAAATGCCGTTAGCAGTATATATATTAGGTCTGGCGATTTTTTCAATTGGTACAGCAGAATTGATGGTCGCTGGTATGACCGCCACTTTATCCCATGCCTTTGGAATTAGTGTAGGTGACGTTGGACATTTAATTTCATACTATGCCTTTGGTGTCATGTTAGGTGGGCCTGTTCTCACCTACTTTTTCCTCAAATATAAAGTTCAATATCGCAAAGTCTTACTGATTCTTTTAGCACTCTATGTGGTGATTCAAGGTCTTAGCGCATTTACTTCCAGTCATGCTGTTTTGATCGTCATCCGTCTTGTCACTGGTGTCTTATGTGCTGGCTGCTTAAGCCTTTCACTTGCCATAAGTATGGCCATGGTTCCAAATCATAACCGCCCTCGCGCAGCAGCGATTGTGATTGGTGGTTTTATGATTTCCAATGTATTTGGTGTCCCTCTTGCGACCATAATTGATCAACAATGGGGCTGGCGTATCACTTTTGGTTTAGTCGCTGTATTGGTATTTGTATGCCTCATCGCTCTAGTACGTCTTTTACCTGAAGTAACTGGCAGTGGACAGCTCAAAATGGAAGATGAGATCAAAGCCTTTAAAAATAAAGCGTACTGGAAAGCCTGTGCAACCAGCTGCTTGATTCTAGGTGCAAGCTTTGCAGCATTTAGTTATTTTGTCCCTGTTTTGGTCGATATTACTGGTTTCAGCATGCAAGTTGTGCCATTTATTTTGATGGCATTTGGTTTTGCAAATATTGTAGGTAACACGATCACTGGTCGTTTAGCACATGATCACAGCCTTAACATTATGCTCATTGGACTAACCGTATTAACTATAGCCTTGTTCGCTTTTGCAATCTTTGCCGAATATAAAACGGTGGCAATCATCGCAATAATCTTAATTGGTTTATCAGGTGTTCCAATGAATCCAGCAATGATGGCGAGAATTGTCAGTGTTGCCCATCCTGGGCCTATGGTCAATGCGGTACATACATCGGTAATTAACATTGGTTTAGGCGGCGGCTCATATATTGGCGGTTTAGCGATTACAAATGGTTATGGCTTACGTTCAGGCTTATGGATTGGTGCTGTATTGGCTGTATTAGCATTGGCTTCTCTTCTGCCTTACATACGTAATCGTCAACAAGGCTGGTCTTAAACTTTTCTTAATATGATTAGAAAATACGTGTTAACAGAAAAGTATATTTAAGTGATTTTCTGAGTTTAGTGCTTGTGCTGTACGTTCTAACGCATACTGCACAGCACCATAAACACCGCCAGTTTCTTTATAAGTTTTGTTCCGAAAGCCCTCATTATCACGAATTATTGTGAAATTTAAATTTTCCCTGTCTTATCAATGTCGCCGCTCAACATCAAAGTGAGTAAAGCTCCAATGAAAGCTGGAATAATCTTAAGGATCCAAGGGATGTATTTTCCTGCCTACCATGCTGTATACAATGCAGGGTGAATCCGCCACAAGCATGATTACAAAGATCTGTCCGCTTTAATTATCGTTTAATCAGCAATCTACGGTTGGTCATTCTGTAGCAGCGGTGGGCCCAAATAATTATAGAAAACGGTTCTAAATTTGACCAAATAGTAAGTATTAGCCAAAGAAACGCAAAATAAAAGAAGTTAATATTCAATCTCTTGAAGTTTAAATTAAAGTCTTTTTACAATGAGAGAAATTTTAAATGAACCATCAATTGAGTTACTTAATTGGGAATAAAAATTCTTATTTACAATGCGATTTAACTAAAATTTTAGATTCATTAGCTATTACTTTTCCTGAAAAAATAGCAATAAAAATTGAACAAGAATCTATTACCTATAGCGAACTAATAAAAAAGGCAAAGAGTTTAGCCTATCAACTGCGAGAACTAGATATTTCCATTGAAGAGCCTATAGGGATTCTTCTTGAGCCATCAATTGAAAGTATTATTGCTCAAATAGGAATTTTATTTGGAGGCGGCACTTGTATCCCTTTAGATAGGAACCAGCCTACTCTAAGAATTCAGAATATTTTAGATAATTTACGCTGTAAGATATTGATAACAGAAGATTGTGAAAAAAATAGACTGAAAATTAGTAAAATCTTAACAATAAGCAATATAACTAAAAGGCAATTTGCAGAGCCATCAAAAACAATAAATTTAACACTAGATCATAGAACCCACATTCTTCATACATCAGGGACCACGGGCACCCCCAAAGCAGTACAAATTTTATCCAAAGGAATTATGCGTCTTGCTTTTAATGAGGAGTTTTGTGTATTTACACCCACAGATGAAGTCTCCCATATTAGCAATCCAACATTTGATGCTTCTTTATTTGAAATTTACGGTACGTTATTAAATGGGTGCACGCTTCATATAATCCCCAAGAAAACAATATTAAGCCTTAATGCTTTTCAAGAAGAAATCAAAAATCGTAATATTACAATTATGGCTGTTACAACTGCCTTATTTAATGTAATCGCATTATCAAAGCCAGATGCATTCAAAGGTGTAAATTCTATAATTGTTGGTGGTGAACCCGCTAATGCCTATGCTATGAAGCAAGTATTAATTCATTCTAACGTAGAAAATTTAAGAAATGGATATGGTCCAACTGAATGTACAACTTATGCAAGTACAAGGCATATCACTTTGGAATATTTAAATCATAATAAAAATATAGATATTGGAAGGCCAATTGCGAATACAGATATATTCATCCTAAACAATCAAATGGAAATCGTGCATAAGGGGGATATGGGAGAAATTGGGATAGCAGGTGATGGTGTATCTAGAAGTTATGCTAATAATGATACAGAAAATTTGGAAAAATTTATCACAATAACCATCAATGGCATTGAGCAAAAAATCTACCGTACCGGGGATTTAGGAAGGATTAATAACAATGACTTTCTCGAATGCTTTGGACGCAAAGATAATCAAATTAAAATTAGAGGACATCGTATAAATCTTGAGGAGATAGAGCAAGAAATTTTGCATAGTAAGCTTGTTGAATCGGTAGTTGTAGATATCATCAAACCTATTGAGATACATCATGAACCCTATATTATGGCCTATGTTATTCTAAAAAAAGAATTTTCATTATTTGATCTAAAAGATAAATTAGGGAAAATTCTTCCAAATTATATGCTCCCTAGGATTTCTTTAGTTCCATATATTGCATTAAATTCAAATGGCAAGGCTGATAAAAGAAAGCTTTTTGAAATGTCAGATATAAATAAAAAAATTGATACAAGTGATGAAAACCATATTATAAAAAAATTGAGAAAACTTTGGATTGAATTGCTTAATTACTCATCAATAGATCAGTATGATGACTTCTTTGAATTAGGTGGGAGTTCATTGCATGTCGCAACATTAGTAATAGATATTGAAAAACATTTTTATGTTCAAATCCCTATTATTGAACTGTATGAAAATCCTACACTCATTAAATTAGCGCTATTAATTGAATCTAAAATCAATAAAATAGAAAGTGTTTCAATAGACAATACTGTAGAAATATTAAGAAACGATGGAAATTTAGAATTACCATTATTTGAAAAAAATTATCACCAAATTAATTGGCTATCCGAAAATGAAGGCAACGTATTTCTTACGGGCAGCACTGGATTTTTAGGTGCTTTCTTTTTAAATGACCTATGTAAAGAAGATTCAATTAAAGCAGTTTATTGCTTAGTAAGAGCTAAAAACATATCAGACGGTCTGGAAAAAATTATTCTCAACCAAAAAAAATACAATCTATGGGATGAAACATATTTAAAAAAAATTAAAGTTATCTGTGGTTTTTTAGATCAAAACTTATTTGGCTTAACGCATACTGAATACGAAAAACTCAGTGAGGATATATCATGTATTTTTCATTTGGGAGCTCATGTAAATTATACACAACCCTACTCAGTGCATAAGCCTGCCAACGTGACAGGTACCTTAAACATAATTGAATTTTCAATTAATCATAGAGTTAAACCTTTACATTATACTTCAAGCATTGCTGCATTTGGACCTACTGGCTTTTTCAATAAAGTGAGTGATTTAAGTGAAAATGAACCTTTGGATAAGCATCTCGATTGCTTAAGATACGATACAGGTTATTCTCAAAGCCAATGGGTTGCAGAAAAAATAATGATCAGAGCGCAAGATGAAGGCCTTCCGATTAATATCTATCGCCCTGGTTTTATCATGGGAGATAGTAAAAATGGTATTGGTAATGAAAAAGACTTCGTAGCAAGATTTTTAAAAGGCTGTATCGAAATAGGAGTATTTCCTAAATTAGAGAAGCAGAAAAAAGAGTTTATTGCAGTAGATTATGTAAGTAGTTGCTTATTGAATATCGCAAAAAAAATGTGTTATCAGCAGTGTTATAATTTTGTGCCTTTAAATCCTGATGATTCGATTAATTTAATTGAATTACACGGATATCTTCTTAAATATGGCTATAACTTAGAGCTAGTTCAGTATCAAGAATGGATAAATATTTTAGAAAAATCTGGTGACTTGAACAGCAACCCACTTCTGCCATTATTGCCTATGCTTAAAGAACCTGTCTATGGCTCAATGACCCGTTGGGAGGTTTATGAAAATATGCCTACTTATCGCACGGATAATGTCAAAAAAGCTTTAGGTAATAATTTAGAATCCCCAACTTTAAATCAAGAAATTTTACATAAATATCTTAAGTATTGGATTGAGAGCAATTTTATTCCCAGTAATATAATGAAAACATAATTTCTAAATTATTTTTTCAAAAAGTGGACTGTGTAGCCTGTAATCAGGCTACACAGCACCATAGCTTTGATCACGATAAGAATAGCGACTTTTCTTTAAGGCGACGATTAACAAGGCCCTGCACCCGCTTTCCATTATCAAATACCCATCGATCAAACTGGTTTGCAGCACCAGTTAAATTATTTTGATTGATTAGAGTCAGCATAGTGCTTTTTACAAATGCTGTTTCACCAATGTTGTAAACAAAGCTGGCCAAAGCATCAAATTGGGTTTGAGTTATTTTTGTTTTAACAGTTCGATCTAAGCAAGTATCTACCCATGCACTGTCATTTTTAAGCCATACTTCAGCTTGCCCGCGTGTGCAAACATCTCCTTTTCGTACCCGCGTTCCATCGGGATATTTGATGGTACCAAAACCAATTGTCCAAACGCCACCGGTGTCCAAATATGCGTCAGCTTTAAAACCTTCAAGTTCACGAATTAATGCATACCCTTTATCTGAGATATCCCATTGACCTGTGGCCACAGATGAAGGCAATACAAATCCGATTGATTGTGCAAAAGTGCTTAAACCACTTGTAGCAATAATCTGATCACCAGCTATAACTTGATCCACTGACAACTTACCGCCGGACATGGCCCGCAGCCATGAATATGTTTGCGCAATTTGTTGCGATTGATCAATACTCATTAGTCATTGCCCCCTTTTCCGCTGCTCCAAATAGCAAGAAAGGCAGACTTAATTTCAGCAATAACTTCTGGTAAAGGTTTTCCCTTCAGCAAAGCAATTGACTGATATAAAATCCCGATCGCAAGAAGGCCAAAAACAGCAAACATCAGCATCACAAAACCTTGATACATCGTTGATGCTTTAAGCATTCCAAAGTATTCAATGAAGGCAGATCCACCGTATAAGCTCACCGTGACACTTGCCGCAAACTTGCCAATGACAGACATTGAAACTTGAATTTTCCCTGTCTTATCAATGTCGCCGCTCAACACCAAAGCGAGTAAAGCCCCAACAACAGCTGGAATAATCTTAATGATCCAAGGGAAAGTATTTTCCTGCATGGCTGTATACCTGTAATTTTCTATACAAGTATTTTGGCTCGACTGATTAAGCAGTAAAAAAGCATGTTCCAAATAAAAAACCCTAGACTTAGATCTAGGGTTTTTCTACAGCACTCATTTCCTTTTTCCACCTAAACTGCTGATTGCTTTAATTATTTCATTGCCCATTTTAATAAGGGCATTGCTCTGCTTAACCTCGGCTTCAATTTCCAATTTTCGTTTCTCCCAAGCTTCTGAAGAATAATAAAATGCTTCAAAACTGACTGGCATATTGAGTACTTCATGCAATGACATTTTTGAATGCTGGGCCAAATCATGCGCAGTACTAAACAAGTGACTGATCCAGTTCTTTGATGATTCCAAGAAAGGCGGCAGCGGGGCGAAATCGAAGTGGAGCGTCATCTGCACCTCTTGAAATAACAAGACCTTGATTACTGACATTGAGATGAATTTTGCTGAACAGCTGATTATTTAACACATTAAAATCTTGGTAAATCAAATCAAAATCACTTTGAGCGCGGCGTTTTAAATATGCTAAACGTTCAGAAAACTGATTAATAAAATCAGTGTCATTTAAACTGCGGTTCGGCAACTCTGATAAAGCTTCATGCCCGCTGTAACTGATTTGGAATGCCAGCATGCATGCGATCCATTCAGCTGCATTCGCACAGTGAGCTTCCATATACTCCACTTCTCTACCGATCAGCTGGCGTACTGTAATTCCATTATGTGTAATTTCATTTAGCCATGGTTTTTCACTGGCCAAATAACATTTTGAAAAATCCGTATCCGTTGAAAAGAGCGTGATAGACTGCTTTTCCATATATTTCAGCATCAAGCAATAACGCTCTTGGGCTGTCAGCTCTAAGGGCTGATCTTTATCCAGTATATGCCTCAAAAATTCACTGATACGTTTTTCATTCAGCCTCTGATCAATGGCCGCGACCTTCAATGCGTTATTGAATTCAATTTCATGAAGTTGATAGACATTATTTCCTATTTGAACTGGATCAAAAGTCAGCATTTCTGTTAATTCCCATAAAGTTTACGAACATCGTCTGCATCCCATGCTGTACGGCTCACAATGCTGATGTTTATTGCGAGGTTTAAACGGTTTCCGTCTTCATCAATCGGCGTCACAATCGGGGCAGAAACGCTTTCTAAAATAAACGGCCAATAGGTTTTACCGTGTGTCGTAAGAGAGATATACGGCGGAATGACACCCGAAAATAGGCCCGCTGCCCCTTGTTCAACAACATCTGTAAGTACAGTCCCCTGCGACAAATGCACTGGCACGGACCATGATTCCAGCTTCATTATTTTCTCCTCAACTTCAATTTTTGCATTTCTAAAAGCAATAAAAAAAAGACTGAGGTTAAGACGGACTGAAGCGGTCGAAAGGAAAACCTGAGTTGTGTTGACTTTATTCAGATTGGTATGCCCTTGAACTGACTTTATAAAGTCAGCCATAGGCTTCATCGCGGTTTTTGCTGCAGCTGAAACTGTATCTCCCAGAATACTGTCTGCTGCAGCGCCCATGGACGTTATTGTCTGCCCAGTCTGCAAACCCGCCATCAACATCGGCATTTTCAGCTCAGGATTACTATTTTCAAAGGGCGTTTGCCATTGGCTTTCCATGGTCTTGTCACCATCGACCAGAAAAGCACGCACTGTAGGCTGGCTGGTATCTACAGTAATGACTTCATTATTATTCTCATCACGTGAAACACTGCAAAGATTGAATTCAGCAAATTTATGTTTTGAGACTTTTCCCCAAAAAGGATCTGCATTCATACGCTCAGGCTGTTTCACCGAGTGAGCATTAGCGGCTGGCACTTTTGAAAGATCATTACCCATAAAATAGCCCTGATTTGAACAGGGCTATTTTCTCAAGGCTGGGCTAAAGCTAGCCTCTGCAGTTCCAATCAGCTGGACTGGTAAAGGATTTCAAACAATGAATTGGCTGCCGAATCAAAACTGGAAATTAAAATTTTCTCCATCTCATCAACAATCAAGGCTGCAAGGGCAACCGTATCCACTGTGCTGCCGGCCTTTCTCAAGGCATTCTGAATGATTTTGCTCTTCACATCCCTGTCATCAAAAATGATCGCCGGTACCAGGCTTTCATGTCGCTGGGCGGCCAGCTTTAGCCGCTCCAGCCCGACAACAAGATAATACTTATGCCCTTTTTCAATCACCAGCACCGGATCTTCTTTGTTGATTTTGCTTTCGTCCACTTTAAGCGCCTTGTCTGTGACAATTTGCTTTAATGGAATATGCTCATAGCTGCCGTCTGCTGCCCATGAATCAAACTCAGACCAGGTGTGCTGAAGCTTCTGCGGCAGATCAGCCATTGCAATCCGCTGAATGCTCCCGAAGCCTTGCCAGCCCGGTTCAAAATTTGAATGATAGATCTGTTTAGCCTCATTCTCAGATTCAGCGCCGATAATGATTTTATGCTCATCAAAGGCGCCGGCGGCATTCAGCTGCCGGATGATATAGGCTTGCTCCGGTACTGAATCCAAGTGGTTTTTAACAAACACATCGATTTCATCGCCATCCGCGCCCGTTGTATTTTCAATGTAGCCATAGTGATGCTGCATTTTGACTTCCCATTTTTTTCCGCTGGGATCTGTGCCAGCGCGGACGGAGTCTGCCGGATTTTTAATTGCGATATTCAGCTCACCAATCTTTACGGCGCCTTTAAGGTACTTGCCGGCAATCAAGTTCGCCTGTTCCGGCAGCGTGGCGCGGCTGTAGGGAGAAGTTGCTGCCTGATGGGCATGCTGATCAAACAGCGTGAATTCCTCATTCGCTGAGTCAAACATGCTGATAGTCGCATTGTCCCCGTAATTATCATTGATGACTGCTGCGGCATAGCTGATCGCGTCTTTAATGCTGACTGGTTCCGGCTCTCCAAACAGCCCCATATTCAGCTGATCAATTGCCTGCTTTTCCGCAAATTCCGCCATTGCCTTAAACAGCATGCTCATCTTTTTGGCGCTGCGGCTGTTCTTTGACAGGAATACTGCCAGCTCTGGCACACCCTCCCCCAAGTCACCAAATAAGCCCTGCTGCTGAACAAACTCTGCAATGTCTTGGTCATTCCGCTTTGCAGCAACGATAGTATTGGCAGCATCAATAATGGCATTGGTAACGCGCTTGTCCAGCGCCTGCTCGATCCCATCTACAATTGAGCTGGATACATCCTGAATATCACCACGGCTTACCGCTTGCGCCTCTATAAACTTGGGCGCTGCGGCGCCTAAGGCATTCAACATATTCTGTAGATCTGGTTTTGTTTGATCAGCCATCATTTCCAGCAACCGGTCATCGTTATAGGCTTTACTGAAAATAGCAGCCTTGATCCGGGCAACAAGCGCCTGAGTCGGCTTGCCTTCGGTGGTGATGTACTGAGCCGCTTCCGTATCGCCTATGGATTTCAGGAAGCCATGAATGAACTTCTGATTGCCGGCCGTCAGCAGGTCGCCGTCATCGCCTGGAGTAAATAAGGCCAGCAGGTTTTCGTCCAGCCGCTTGGCATCTGATTTCGCGCGCTCAGTGGCGCTGAATGACAGCTTATCGTCCTGATTGGCCTCTATCGTGAACTGAACTCGGTCCACAACTGAAGTGCGAATGCGTACCAAAATAGGAGCAGTAAAATTCTCAACCTGATCTGATGAAAATCCAAAATATTCGGCTTCTTCAATCAGCCATTGCCGGTATTCTTCAGCCTGCCCGCGTTCATAAGCCAGCTTAATAGCCATGGTGCGGCCATTGCCCGATTCAACGACCAAATCATCCCCTACAATTGGGGCGCCAGTATCGGCTCGGCCAGATCGCCCAAGACTTTCAGTATCTAATCCATTTGACGTTTTTTGAACCCAAGCCTGTGAGGATTCGCGGCTGCGGTCACGCGGCTGCAGTTCCTGAGGGTATTCAGTATTTTCAGCGCCGGCGGCTGTATGCGAAGCGATGACGTCTTTAGTCTCAAGTAATGCAAATACGGTTGAAACCTGTGTTCCTTTGGCTGTCTTAACCTTATTGTTGCGGCCTTTTACAATATTATTAATACCGTATTTTTTTAATAATGCTTTCAAGGCGTCCGCTTGAGATAGCACATTGCCATCTTTGTCTAAAACTTGTACATCAATATTGATTTCGTCTTCATACCGTGATTCAATAGAGTCAAAGCCAGCTTCCAAGCCTATGGGGTTAACGACCTGTGAGATAGGTGTAAGTTGGCTTTTTTCTTTTGATGCGCCTAAGTAATATAATAAATGCCCTTCAGAATCTAATGCCACTTTCAAAGTTATATTTAGCGTGAAGTCATTCAGCTGCTTTGACTTTTCAAAAATATAATACCCTTCTACGCTATCAGTACGGTCTTTATTTAATGGCACTAAATCACTAATTTCACCCGTCATTAAAACTTCAGGAATATATGGGATAGCCAAATATTTAACATCCCGCATCCGGTCATGAACCTTACCTCTTGATTTTGAATTAATACGGACTAAACCAATTTTGGTGTGCACCAGCTTGCCATTTAGGTGATCATTAAAATAGGCCTTTGATGCAGCAATAGACTTGCCATCATACTTATCAAGATTTGCCAGATATTCGCGGTACAGTTTTTCTGCCTGCTCACTGTCCCATTCAACAATCTCATTATTCTCAACTTTTGAGATTAATTTATCGATTGTTGTTAAAACTTCAGATTCATCCTGAATGTTGTCAATTTTTGCAAAATCACTCATTACGTACTCAAAAAAATAGCCCTGTTAAGGACTATTTTGAAAGATGCATGAGGCCGGATTATTCAGCTGTTCCAGCCAATTCATTGATTTGCGCAATCAATACATTTACAGCGTCAATCAGCAAAGGATCTTGCAGGTTTTTTTCTGCCTCTGCACGTACCTGCAGCAGCAATTCAACTGATGCTTCCTCTCTTCCATCAATAATTGACTGATACAGTTTATTTACTTCAGACGTTGCCTGACCGCCTAAAATCTCAATCAATTCGCGCAAACGTTTTGTACTTTGCAACTTATCCATGCCCTTCATATCAGGAATTGTATCTACCAGCTGACGCAGCTCTTTGGTGAGTTTCAATCTTTCTAATGCATTCATTACATAAATTTCCTATCAATGAATTTGTGAGGCTTGGCCGACTTGATAAACTGAATAGGAAGTAACGGCCTGCTCAAATAAGTCATTAATTTCTGCAGTAAGCCGGCTGCCAATGTCTTCAAGCTTCGTTTCAACTTCATTTGACTTCGAAAAATCCACTTCACCCTTAATGACTTGATTCAAATAATCAGCATCATCAGAATCACCTTTGTTGCCGCTGGATGCATTCGATGTCTCCAACAACTCTGCCAGTTCACCAAATGCAGGATACTTTGCAATCATCTCATCAATAGTATTAAAGAATCGTGGCGCTCCAAATCCACGGTTCCATGCACGTGTTTGAGCGTTGTTTGCTGATACTTCCCATTTACCGTTTGTATTCAAATGTGCCGTCCAAGAATCTACTTTCTTATCATTTTTAAATGCCTGGTAATAACCGTCGCCTAAATCTTCTATTGGCGGATATGCCTTAGCAGGTTCAGCAGGAATATCCTCATTTTGTGATGTTTGTTGGGCTAATTGCTGTGCCTGTTGTTGATCCAGCTGATTCAGCAAACCCTGAATTTCGGCCTCAAGCGCAGCTTTTATCCCCTGTTTATCAAACAAACGTTGTTCTGCATCGGCTAAGGCCTGAACATTTTCTGCCTTTTTAGCCTGAGTGCGCTTAAAGCGGGCGCTGTTCTGATTGACCAGTTTCATGATCCGGCCTGCCAGTACCGGCATCTCAATTCCTTCACCCTGATTCGGCTGAATAGCGCCTGTAATATCACGGCTATTCATGAGGATCTTCCATGAAATCAGCATATCCTGCGGCGTAATTTTTTTAGCTTCACGGTCTGGATGATGAAACAGGATTGTAATGCTTTGACCATCTTCAAAATTATAAGTAACAGCAATATTCAATACTTTTTTATGCTTAAACGGCTTTTCACTTTGTTCAACATTCAGAATTTTTACCCCACCTTTTGAAGTGCTTTGCATCACTTTGTGAAGCATGGCCATCAGCTTTTCCAAATACTGATATTCAACAATGATTGAATCAAAGTCCGCATACACAGCGCCGATAGACTCAAGCAGCGGCGCCAGTCCGTCAAATTCCTGCAGCAGACCGCCATGGTCATCATGCCGCTGCAGATCCAGCATTAAATTGGCGGTCTGTCCGTCATGGGACGTCAGACTGATTCCGTCCCAGCCGGGCACAGTGGCGCATGTGACATCCTGAAGCTGGGCCAGCTGCCATTCCGGGATGATATTTGGGGTTTTGTGGTAATACGGCGCCGCCAAATGGCGCATCAGCCCCTGCGGATTGGTTTCAATTACTGAGTCTACGGCAGAATCAAACATGCGGCCGAACTGCAGTCCTGCAAGTGCCGAAGCCTGCGTATCGTCTACGGCGCCCAATACGGCAATTGAATCAAAAGCTGGAATACTATCTTTATGGCCCTTCAAATTCACGATACGCCACTGATCATCTTCTGTCGCAGTCTCAGTCACAATCGCATTCAGCGTCCGATACTTGCCTTGAATAACGCCAATTAAGCATGTTCCGCTGTTTACAGCTGAGTCAAAGCCGGCAACGATGCGGGACTGATGCGGCGCCCAGTGCTGTTTGAAAATATCAATATTACGCATTTAAATATGCCTCAACTTTTTATACTTGAGGCAATTTTGTCACTTCAAAAACTTCGCACTGTTTATCTGTTCCAATCACTTCAACATGGGAAACATCTTAATAAAATTCAGCGTCACTATACCCACCCCGCCACGGTTAGAAGCATCCAGCGGAATGCTGCCAGTCTGCAGCGCGACCATGTGCTGAACTTCAAAAACCCGTGTTGAATAACTGTGCCTATCGTAAATATAAATGGTCATTTTCATCAGATAATCGATCGGCAGTGCCTGAGTACCGCCAGCCGCCCCATCTGGAAACATAATATCTTTGATAAAGCCTGCACTATTTAAAATGTCAGCATTTTTTGTCTCAATAAATGGAATTGAAATTTCACCTGAATTGTTGCCCGTTAAAAAATTCAGCTGAAAAGCCCCCACCTGCGCGCTGTCTGTCTGCGCATCCAGCACTGACAAATCGATACTCTGGCATAACCAAGGCAGCCGCACCTGTTCATCAAAAATGGGAATATCCTGTTGTGCAATCGCACTGTTTGGATCAAAGGGCTTAAGCTCTACCCCAAAATGAATGTTTGAGATTGTTCCTAATTTATAGATCCCGTCATAAATAGCCTTTGCCTTACTGATCGGCATGCCAGACCACATGCCTTGTAAGGCATTAGAGGCTGCTTCTACACTAATCGGCGGCAAAGTTCCCCCATCATAAATACTCATTGCCTACTCCGATTCATTTTGTCTTGAAGCTGCAATATCTTTAGCCACACGATTGGCATCGTCATAATTGAAGCCAGCATCTTTTTCTAATATGTACTGCATGGTCTCTTCACTGAGATTGGATTCTTTCAATGAGTTAATGACTTGAATCTTCAGCAGTGAAGTATTCATTTGCGTTTGCTTATTTGTATTTTCTTCAGTCACGGCAGCAGATTGGCTACTTGAGAATTCAACCTGCCATGGGAAATCCAGCTGATCAAACTGTTCATTGTATGCATAGCCCCAATCAAGATGCATAATGTCATTCACGAATTGTGTTGCTGACTGCCGAATCCACATAGAGCGCCGCATCACCTGGCTGGAATATGTTAATGTCGCGGCTCCATCTCCTAAACCGCCCGCCAGCATATCCGCCCAACCAACCATCGATGGATCAAGTCCAAAGCCGCCCATCAGCAGGCGTACATTGATCATGAATGTTTCAATATTAATCGGTGAATTGCGCTGGCCTTTAATGTCACCGACTGGGTTTAAGATCTGTTTTTCGTCCCAGGTCGGCAATACATGATATTTGGTATTCCAAATACCTTCTCCACCAGACATCGCATTTTTTACGAATTTCTCATGATCTTGCAGCATACCTTCTAAACCGCGCTTGTATGCTTCGCGCTGCGCTTCTGGCATGCCTGCCATATTAAGGGATAAAAACATCTGGTTGACTGCATCTGCAACCTGCTGGCTATTCATTGTTGTTAAAGACAGCATGACGTCATCATATGCTTTCTCAATTGCAAACAGGAATGAACCGCCAACCATAGCAGGCAGGATCGGTAATTCATCGGGTTCATCTCTTTCGAGCATCTGTACGATCAACCCAGTTTCAACTAAATCAAATTGAGGCACATTCACAATACGGGGCATCTTTAGCCGGACCATTTGTGTAGAACTCATTTTAGTAATGGTTTTGACCCAGTTTTTTGGATTTAAGGCAAAAAAAGCGACGGTTTTGCTGCCTTGCTCAAAGGACTGCAATAAGGGCGGATGAGTGAACTCATTACAGAGCATATCTGTAACGCCTTTACTTTTCTTCCCATAGATCCGTGCATAAGCATCGCCAAATGAAATGCCGTCAGAGCAAATCTTAGTGATGTATTTATTAATCAAGGTTTCCATGGGCTTGATACGCTTTTGCAACCGTTCCAGCTGCTCTTTAGCAGCAGCACCGGTTTCACCCCGCAAGCGCTCAGCCGGTGTTATAAAAATTTGCTGACCATTATGGGTATCACCGCCTAAAGCTGCAGTGACATGAATGCCAATTCCCTCTGCAACAGGCGCGAAACGGAGCATCTGCTCCCATTTTGTATATATTTCTTTGCGGGTTCGCTTACGGTTTTCTACAGTTGAATTTGTACCAAGCGAAAATGGTGCAAATGAGTCAAACATTTGCACCATAGTTTCCTGATTGTCATTCGCCAGCTGCAGAGGAACACTATTGGCGCTAGGACCAAGCAATAACGAAAGGATGTCTGAAGCAGCCATACCGAAGCCATGATTCTAAAATTAAAATCATTATGAAATACGTTATGTTCAATACGCTTAGGCAGTTCCAGCTGGTTTAGGAGGCCCACTATCGTCTGTTCCTGCACGGACATTGCTATGAGGATGAGATTTAACGGATACATTTGCAGCAACAACATCGACTGTGGCCGTGATCATGCCTTCTGTTTTTTGATTTCCTTGGTGCTCAAAATCACCTTCCAAGATCAGTTTTGCTTTAATGCGGACTTCTGGCGCTTCTATATACACTTGGCTTTTAGCCAGCAATTCAATGTTCTCTTGCCGGATACGGCGTATATCAACAACGGGCTCTTCACCATGGCTGCTGAAAAACGCAATAACAGGCCTAGATTCCTCACCATTTTCAAAGAATACATAAACGTCTTCTCCCGTTAGAATTTCCCGTTCAGTATCCTTATCACTGTCCCCGACCGGATAAGCAAAAGTGGCCGTTAAACCTTCGCTGGCCCCATCAGTCATACCGTGAATATGAATTTTGGCAGTTCTGTTCTTTGCGCTGTAGCTTAGAATTTTGGCTCGCTTAAACCCGATCAGCATTAGGTGTACCATGCTTCAAAAATGAAAGGCACGGATGCACAAAATTCAACTTCGTTAAATTCGCCTATTGATTCAGAACGGCTGATAGATATATCAATATATTCATCCGTCCGTACATAATAGGTGTTCTTCAATTGATATGGATGCTCATTGATTGTGTACCTACCGGATTCAATTAGTGCATCAAGTACCTTATCTATCTCTTGCTGGCCCGCGTCAGTAAGATCAGGCCTAACAATAAATTGACGATAATTATCAACATTAACAAGCTTTTGGCAAATCAATGCGCCCCCTGAAATACGTAAAACTTGCACGTTAGGCACGCCTGCGTCCAGACAATCCTGCACAGCGATATAGTCCGGGTTATTTGGTTCATAGCCCAATTGCCCGCGGATATTACCTTGATGAATCGTAATGGGTTTATCTAAGCGGCCACGTTTGAAACGGCCTAAAATTGCAGCGCCATTTAGACTGTCTGCCAGCTGCTCTTCTGTCTGGTCCACGATGTCCTGACGCTGAATGCCAACCGCTTCACCTAATATCTTTGTAGTATTCATTACTTTTCCTAAATCAAATAATCAACAGTGTGCATGAAACAATTTGAACAGATTTGCAATGATTCCAATTAAATTAGGATCGCGGTGGCAAATATTAACCCGCTGCCAGAGGACGGAAAAGAAAGCCCGCGGTCTACGGGCTTACTTGGCATTATTTCATTTTAGAGTACAGAATAAGATTGGGATGCTTTATTGTAGACTATTGTTTTGCACAGATAATCAACATCACCGTTGATGTACGCATCAGCAACCATTATGCGAACTTCACTTTCATTAGACTGTAAAATAAAGCATTTTTTGATCACGCAGCTCTGAGAAGTCTTTAACTGTTTTGATCACGTTGCCATTTGTGTTCAGCGTAGTAAGACTGTATCCATAATTTCCATGTCGATAAGAATCAACATTAACTAAAGCCCCGCCCGTATAATTTGAGTGCGCAGCACCATGAAATCCGACGCTTTCTGTGTTCTCGTAAGCGTAAGACAAGCTATCACTTGAAACTTCAATCACTGCCTGAAAAGCCATGTAATCAGTATCTGTATTTTCTATGTTTTCACGAACAATACGATAAATCATGCTGTTATTCATCCATATTGGGGAATATACAAGGCTTCCGGCCGGCCAGCTTACATAATCTGGAATCTTTAACTTACCCAGATAGCTTAAAGCATCGTCTTCGCCAGCCAATGAGTATACTTTTAGTGCAGTGTCACCTAATGATAGAAAGCTAAATTTAGTCGAATCAGGTGAAAATTCTAATCCTGTAAATATTTCAGCATCTTCCATTTGATGTATTCGCGTATAAGACATAGCATCTAATTTTTTATATACATTTATTGCTTTATTCAATCCGCTGAAAAGTATGTATTGATCATCCGGCGATACAGCGATAATTGGGATTACGTTTTGTGTGCCCAAAGGAGGATCAAAACTTATTTGACTTGAGAAGTCCGTCCCATTGAACCAATAAAATGCTGTTTGAAGATTAATAAATGAAGCATCTGATTCATAATGAGCAAATATATTCCCGCTCGGTGCAAAAATCGCTTTCCTAATCGCAATCATGTTTTCAGAGTCACTTACTACTTTTAAGTTACTCGAAAAATCAATAACTTGATCATTTATAGCATGAACAGTATAAGCATTCGGGGTTTTGTCTCTTGCAATTGCAAATCTGCCAGTCATGTCAATATTTTGTATGGTTACATCAGCGACACCATTACCGCCTTCACCACTGTCGTCACCAGCTGAAATACGCAGCACTTGCACGCTCGGCACACCTGCATCTAGACAATCCTGCACGGCGATGTAGTCCGGGTTATTTGGATCATAACCCAGCTGCCCGCGGATATTGCCTTGATGAATAGTCATAGTTTTGTCTAAACGGCCACGTTTGAAACGGCCTAAAATTGCAGCGCCATTTAGACTGTCTGCCAGCTGCTCTTCAGTCTGGTCAATAATATCCTGACGCTGAATGCCAACGGCTTCACCTAATATCTTTGTAGTATTCATAAACTTGCCAACCATAATTTGGTTATTGATCCGACATTGCCCCCGACTGCCCCGGTTTCAACCTGATGGGCAGCAGTCAATATCACGTATTTTGTTTGACTGATTTCAACAATTAAACCCGCCATAAGACCCATATTCAGCGGCCGTTCAATCGTCCCGCGTGGAATGAGCACCTTTTCTAAATTCTTCAGCTGACGCGCATCCAGTCCAGCTCTCTGAATAACGGCTTGCCCCGATGTTGTTGTGTCATCACCAATAACCGTTGAACCGTCTTGATCAACTGACACATAGGAGGATTTTTGAAGCTTTTCTTTCTGATTGCTGTTCAGCCAACTTACTTCACTAAAATCCAATTTCAGTACTGGATCTTGTTTAAATAGTGAATCCAGTTTCAAAACATTCAGCTTATTATCGCGAAAACAAATTACTGCAGCTTCCTGCTGCAGATACAGTGCCAGCCTTACTGTAGGCAATCGGCCCTTAAGGCAAATGAATTCTGGCAGAGGAAGATCATCTCCAAAGCGGATATTTTTTACACCGCACGCTCTAATCGCAGCATTAAATGATGTTTCAATTTGAATGATGGCCCGATCAGTATTCACAATGAGCTTTTGACAGCCAGCCAAAACCGCAATACATGAAATGGCGCCAATCCTGCGGTCATCTTTCACTGTTTGCGACTTGACTGGCCGCACCAGCACAATTTCAAGCGGTTGACTGATATTACCCACTAAAATTTCGGCACCCACTTTAAGCTGAGCTTCAAGTTCTGGTGTTGCCTTAACAGAAAATTCAAGGCTTAATGGCACTGGAGCTAGATCAGTGCGAAGCGTGGCCAGCATTAACTCTGATGCTGATATCAGCTTATTTGCAGCAGTAATGACGATTTGCATTTACTGCCCTCCCAATGTTTTAAAACTGAACGGCGGATGGATAAATGCGTTCTTAGGCATTTTTTCCTTCTCAGCTTCATAGGCCTGTTCAGCTTCACTGACCGTCATGCCAAACCCTTCAGTACCCATACTGCGTGAAGCTTCAACCAATGATGCTTGGATAAGATCACAGTTCGCCTTTACGCACGGCTCAATGATGACCCATTCAAAAGCTTCAAGAATTAAATTTTCGTCTACTTCGATCGGAGCTGTCGCGTTTTTCTGGCAAGTAAGGCTTTGCCAGCCGGCATAGCGCTTAACTTCCTCAATAAAAGCGGATTGGACTTCATCCTGCAGCAATGAATAGCCTTTCAAAGTGAGCTTCTTGTGGTAAACCTCTGCAAGTATTGATATAGGCCCAGCCACGGCACGGTAAGTATTTGTTCCATAATTCGGCAATAACTGCATGGCTTTATCCGAAAAGAGATCCTAGTTGACGTGTAACACTGCTTTGCAAGCTCGTCGTAGCTGACAGCGCTGTATCAATCACAGTCTGCACACGGCTGATCAGCTCTTGAGTACCTTCGATTTGACGCAAGCCCGGTAAGATGGTGCCATTGCTGCCAATATTTGCGAAGTTGCCGAAAAAGTTAAAGTCTATCGGGCATGAAACAGTCATATTTTGGGAGCGGCTATCCGAATCGTATTCAGCCATTTCAAAACGGATTGCACAATTCTCCAGAAAATATGCCCGAGTAAAGCTGTCTACACGGCCATCATAATAATCGCAGTCAATCATTCCGCCATTGGCAACAATATAATCTGCAAAAATCTGATCATGGCCAGCTTCAGTCACCAACATCTGCAAGTTGCCTGTGTAGTGCGTTTTAGGTACACCTGCAACAATGCCTGTAAACCCGCCAGGGTATTGCACTTCCGCTGGATCTTCATTGCTGACTATTGGACGCGGGCAGCTCTTGATCAGCAAGCGGTAGTCTTCCATGCCGCGCGGCACCAACATTCCTTGGCAGGCTAATAGAGGAGAACCAAGCTGCTTAATTGCTAAATAGTCAGCTCTTAACTGATTGAGTAAAATAGGATTGACTTGACGCATCGCTTTTCTCAAATGTCTTTTGATAATTTATTTTGACAAATGATTGGTCTATTTTTTTAGCATGTTCCAATCCATGACTTAGTTTATTGATAATTAAAGTTTATAGCCCGTTAGCTGAAAGTAAAAAAATTGAATATCTTCTATTAAAGTGTTTCAGTTCTTAGAAGGATTTAAAAGCGAACTTTAACACTCCCTATTTATCACCAAAATTTTTAATGTATTTAATAAAATATCCAAAAAAACTATTAAGAATGGATTCTTCATTACAAAAATAGTTATTTAAATACTTTAAATTTCATACACTTTTCATATATAAAAAGACATACTAAAATTATGGTTTTAAAAACCTACCACACATAATTTTTATCAATCGAGGGCAAACAATGCAAAATAATAAACGCAGTGCTTTGGATCCGCAGCATTCACATCTTTGGATTATTGGCGGAGGTATTGCAGGTATGGCAGCGGCGGCTTTTGCCATCCGTGATGCCAAAGTTCCTGCAAAAAACATTCATATTCTGGAAGAGCTTGATATCTCCGGCGGATCAATGGACGGCGGCCATACCCCACATGCTGCTCAGGCGTGGGTGACGCGTGGCGGGCGTATGTTAACAGATGAAACCTATTTATGCCTTTGGGACTTATTTTCCAGTATTCCTTCTTTAGAAAACCCGGAAATTTCTGTACGTGAAGAGTGCCGCCAATTCAATGAGCAGATTAAAACTCATGCTCAAGCGCGATTGATTGATTCAAAACATAATATTGCTGACGCTGCAAAGTTAGGACTTAACACAATGCACCGCGCACAAATGTTGCGCCTACTTGCCTCTAAAGAGGAAAAAATTGGTAGCCGGCGTATTGACGAATTTTTTGATGAGGCTTTTTTTGACACCAATTTCTGGCGCATGTGGCGTACCACCTTTGCCTTTCAAAAATGGCATAGCGCCGCCGAATTGCGTCGCTATTTTTTACGATTCATTCAGGAATTACCACGTATTCATACCCTCGCTGGCGTAAAACGTACTAAATACAATCAGTATGATTCTATGATTTTGCCTCTACAACGCTGGTTGACGGCACAAGGTGTTGATGTTCGCTTTGGAAATTATGTGACTGATGCAGACTTTGTCACAGACGCACAAACTCAAGAGCGCCAAGCGACGCGATTATATGTCAAGCTGCCTGAGGGCACAGAGCAGATTGAAGTTAAACCACAAGACTTAGCTATATTCACATTAGGATCAATTACTGCAGATTCACGTTATGGAGGCAATGATGATGTGCCACCTTTAATCCGTGATCGTTTGGATCATGGCTGGACATTGTGGGAAACTTTAGCCAAAAAAGCCCCTGATTTTGGACGCCCGATGACTTTTTGCGGCAACGTCGATGAGCATAAATGGGAATCGTTCACCCTTACAATGAAAGATGATGTGCTATTAAAGCGTATCATTGACTATACGGGTAATGAGCCCGGTACAGGCGCGCTGATGACTTGGTTTGAATCTGGCTGGCACTTATCAATTGTTGTTCCTGCACAGCCCCATTTTGCCGATTTGCCGGAAGGTATATACACTTTGTGGGGCTATGGTTTCCAAATAGACCATCAAGGTAACTACATTAAGAAACCAATGTGTGAAGCAACAGGTAAAGAGATTTTAACTGAACTCGTTAAGCAACTTGGTTTTGATGACATCTTAGAACATGTTTTAGATACAACTGATGTGACGACAGCCATGATGCCGTATGCATCCGCATTGTTCGCATGCCGCAAACCTGGTGACCGTCCTTTAGTTATTCCACATGGTTCAAAAAACTTCGCCTTTTTGGGGCAGTTCGTAGAAATCGAAGATGATGTGGTTTTTACTGTTGAATATTCAGTGCGTGGCGCTATGCTCGCTATTTATGAATTTTTTGGTGTAAATCGAGAAATTCCAGACATCTACAATGGTTTGCTAGACCCAAAAGTAGGGTTAAAAGCACTTGAAACTGTGTTTCATTAATTTAACCCAATTATCGGATATAAAAATAAGAGCGCCCATAAGCGCTCTTATTTTTAGTATCGGTAAATTATAAAATTAACTGATAACTTTAGTTCTACTCTAAGAAATGAAATAAATTATAATTGCGCAATTTTGGTTATTTATACAATCCAAGTTTTTTACCTTTAAGCAACGACTTCATGCGCTTACGGATCGAGTTTGCAGAAGTCGATTTTAAGCGCGCTTTTTTCAAACCCGCTTTTTGGTCGCTGGATAAGCGAACTTTTTGCCCTGGTAAGCGTTTATTAACAACTGTCTTTACCCCCTTGCGAATTGCAGCAATAGCTTTATAACGGATTTTCTTGCCGTTGAAAGATTTTGTGGTCATTTTTCCGCGGGACAGTTTTTTCCCAGTTGCAGCATCAAAGCCGCTTTCCATTTCATCTGGCTCGCCATAGATGAATTCACGCACCAAATCATCCAGCGGATCACCATCGTCTGGCATATTGGCAATTACAGTGCTTGCCGCCGCCTCAATCGCAGCATCGGCCGCTTCGACATTTTCACCCATCATTTCTTCAATAATAGAATCATCAACCCCAAATGTGGCCAATGCATCTGCAATTGATTCTAATACAGCATTTTCTAATGTATTTTCATCATCATCAGCGCCGTCGATCACCTCCAAAATCAAAAAGTCCAATCGGTCCGATGGCAGCTCACCTTCTTCAAGCGTTCCTTCAGTCACTGCATCTGCAAGCTCCGCAACAATGTTTAAAGCTTGTTCACGGACGTGCTCAATAAATGAAAGTTCTTCACGAATTGAACTGGTTAATGCTGAAACAGAAGTTTTAATTTCCGCAGCAGCTGAATCAAATTCTCGCAGAAGTAAATTCTGAGTTTTTGCATTTAAAGGGTTTTTTGAACCAAACATATTTTCACCTGCCTAAAATTATTTAACTAAAACGTCTTCATCAAAAATAACTGCCCGTGTTGCGCCTTCAGGACGCCGCGCTAAGTAAAGGCGCACACGTTCAAATGGGAAATTTTTATCCGGCGTCAAACGGAAGGCATATGGCTTACCGCCTAAATCATCAGCAGGCTTCAGCCATCCGGCAGTCACGGCGCCAGATAGATAATCGTCAATGTCATCGCTGGCATCTTTCAAATAACTGGAAGTCGGCTTCAGCATATGTTCTTTTAAGATTGAAACCACTTCATTGGATGTACGCATGGCAATTTCAGCTGCCGGTACTAAGCGAAGCGCACTGTTCTTGCTTTGGCGCTGAGTCAGCAGATCACTTAGCACATAACGCATGCCCTGTTTAAACTTGATTGGACGCACGACATTAACTTTGGCTTTAGCCAGCATTTCTACCGTCGGCTCATCCAATACAATATCGGGACGAAGCTCTAATGCTTTTTTACGGAACGGAAAATCCTTCCATGCTACAGCGACATGCAGCGGCGCATAGCCTTCTGCATCAGTACGTGCATTGCGCAACAGCTTGTCACCGATATATTGCCCAATATACGGCGCAGGTATTTTTCGCCCGCTTAATGAAACTGAATCTCGCGCTCGGCAAAGATTTGGTGACCAGATGAATTGAACGCGGTGCGACTGGGCATCCATGGATAATGCAAATTCCGCTGCTTGTTCCGCTGTAATGGTTGGGTCGATTTCAGCATCAAGCGGAATATTCAATTTTTCCGCTGCGCGCAGTGCCGCCACATATATCGGCAGGTCATCTGTTTGCGGCAGGACAATATAGGCCGGCGGCTCGACCTGATTGGTCAGAATGGTATAAATCTCATCACCATCAAATGCCGGCAACGTATCATCTGGCAATTCAATGACTGTTTTGCTGCGACCTAGGCTGTTGGATGAGTTAAAGGCCTCTGAGCTCTTGATAGCCTCCAAAATATCACTTGGTTCCTGCGGCAAGGCGAGCTCAAAAACTTCAAACTCTTTTGTTGCGTCAGCCACAGCGACAATAGATGCCAAATTGTCAGGGTCTTCATCCAGCGCTCCCTGAATTTTAATAATTTCATCACCATTGACTGAATCCACAATACGAAGACGCAAGACAATATCTGAGAGTTCTGGATTTGAAACTTTACTGATAAATGCAGCTTCAAGCTGTGCATCTGCCAAGTAACTGTATGTCACCAATTCAAGGTTAAAAACCGCCTCTTCATCTGATGATGTTGACAGATTCAAGTTACCTTGCTGGTCTAAATTTAAAATCATTATGATGACTGCCTGCGGCAAAATTCTTAGCTTTATTCTTGCAGTACGCGCTGGGCAAAATTTTTATTAGTTCCAATAAAAAAAACCCTGCCGAAGCAGAGTTATAGTTTTTATACAAAGAACTTATTCGACAGGACAAGTCCCCCAAACCGGCATATGTTGAGGTTGCAATGCGGAACCGACTGCAAATGCTTGCGGCTCTGACAGAATATTCCCCACACACCAGCCGGATAGGTCTTGATCAAATGATTCTGCACCTTCGAAAGCGCTGACCATGTTGCCGTCATTACTAGACACATCCCATTCATTTAGCGGCTGATTGAATGCCAATGCATACTGGAACATAGCATTTATGCTTCTAGCATTCGATACATTCCACTTATTTAGCGATTGATTGAATGCCGATGCAAGCTGGAACATGCCGCCCAAATTCGGCCATAAAGACACATCCCATTCGCTAATGTTTGGATCATTAATTTTAGTGCATGCACAGAAAATCGGTGAATATTCGCCTCTTTCAAGCGAAAATACTTGAGGTGCAATGTTTGGAACTTTAATCAGCTTATCCTGAAGCCTATCTTCTTCAGAATCAATAAATCGTAAAACTTCGTACCCTTCACCCCACCACGCAATCACTTCTTTGATACCAACAGCAACACCCAACATCATTGGTGACGGGCTTATGTTTCCCTGTTCCTTATCAATGACAATACGCCATTCTGCGCGGGCGGCATATTCATGGGTTACATACCCTTCTGTGATGAACTCAGCTGTACCATCGCCCCAGTCAATCTGGAATGGTCCGCCGCCTATGGCCAGTGTCACGAAATCCGCTTCTTCTGAAACGCGCATTACCATGGAATTTTCAGAATTCTCTGGCTCATGTAATTCATGCTGAATAATATTTGCTTTTAAGGCATTAATTTGCCCTAAATTAGAAATTATTTGCTCTAAAGCCGCCGCACCCGTAACTTGAATAACAGTGACTTCATTTGGTTTCAAAAGCACTTGCGTTAATGGCTCTGTCACCGCATAAGCAGAGGTATTTGTCATACTGATGACTTTAACACTAGGCACGTCACCCAGTGCATCAAGCAGCGAATTTGAGCCGTTATATTCATGCATTTTTGATCTCCAATCGTTTGCCTAGGCCAATAAACTGCTGCAAGTTATTTACAACTTCCGATTTGAATTGATTTGATTTACAGCCAATTACAACTGATTCACCTGGCTTAATTGATGTCTTGGATAGCGGCTCGAATACAGCTTGCATACCCATATTTTTAACAGTTACGTATATGCGGTGCTGTGATGAGGCTTGTGTTTTTTTAGAAGTTGCAACCGCCTTGCTTTCTGAGTTATCACTTGGTTTTTGCAAAGCAGCTGAAGGTTCTGAAATGACTGATGCCGGAGCCGAAACAACTTCATCATTTGCTTTATCGGACAAATCCGCTGATTCTGATTTCTGTTTTTCCGCCAGTAACTCAGTTTCTGCTGATGACAGTGAATGACCTGTTTCTTGATCAGGGTCCTTTTCTTCTTTTTCTACAGGATCAACTTTTTCAAGCTGTTCTGTTGTGGCAGGCGAATGATCTGCAGCTAGCAGTTCTGCATCTGCTTGCGGCAGCTCTTGTTGCACTTCAGCATCAGCTGAAACAAGAACTTCAGTCGCTGCAGCGGCTTTCGGTCTAGCGGTGCGTCTTTTGGCTGCAGCGGCTTTTTCTGCTGGAACATTTGGGTTGGCTTGAGTCATCTTAATCACCCTTAATCAAATTAGAAAATGAAATAAGGCGCATATTCAATGCGCCTTAATTTACTGAATTTTAGTTTTTGAGTTTTGGCATGTTGATCGCGTTGATCAATGCAAACTGATCAGCATAGCGGTCCAGCGGGTTAAGTTCTGCAGCCTGTGATCCAATTAAGGCAATCAGCTGTTCACGCGGATCTGGAGTCGCTTCACTCACTGTCAGCGGCATTTCCGTAAAGCCGATAAATGGATTGCGTACTGGTTCATTACCTCGGCCAATCAGCAGCATTTCAAAAGCTTGGCCTGCTTCATTCAGCACAGCGGCAGAGCTTGGCACGTGATAAACATTAGTGCCGTCAGCCAATGTACCAATCCGTACAATTTGACCATGGCCGGCAGTAGCACCTGTTTTCACTGGCATTTTGTCTGATGACAGCTGTGCAAAGAAAATTTTAGCCGTATCGCCGACATACAAATCAAAACCGACTGTAGCGCCGCCAGAATCCTGAACAATCCCTAACTTCGCCGCTTCAAGATACTTCATGAATTCGCCGAACAAATCGCCAGAAGTGTTATATGCCGCAGCTAAATTGCCCGTTACACCGCGGGAAGCATCAAAGGTAAACTCTCGGCCATTGTATAAAGCACGGTCTTTACCTTCACCCAACAGCCGGATCGTCTGCTCAAGATAGATTTTACCTTGCATCAGTCCTAATGCAGTTCCTACAAAACCGACTTTCAGTTCGCTTGATATCTGATTGACCAGCAGTTTCGATGCCCGGATTTGCGTCATGATCGGCGCGCTGACCAATGTTTCGTATTCAGGCTCCATGCTGACGCCAACCGGTTCCATTTTGAATTTATTGGCAGCATCACGTGCTTCAAAATCAGCAATTAAACACACTTCCAGCTTGATGCCGTCAGGAAGCTCTTTATCCAAGGTGACTGAAATCGAACTGGTATCCAAATTAATATTGCTGGAAGTCACTGAGTATACTTCGCCGCCAATATTTGCATTTTTTTCAGCAATCGCAGAAATAGAGCCTGCAAGTTTAGATTTGCTGCGGCTGCGGGTGTGCGCAACTTCTTTGCCCGCAATACGAATAGAAACATTACCGCTGATAAATGGCAGCAGTGGCGCATTGATATCCGGTGTTTTAGCGGCATAGTCCGCATAATGCGTGTGTGCGACTACTGTATATACGGCGCCAGCCCCGCCATTGCTGAGCGCAAAACGGAAGCGCCCTTCAGCATATGGCTTTGCCGCCTGTACACCATCGAGATAATCATTTTTTTCCATGGCGCCAAATGTGCGGTCAGTGACAAAACGCGCAGCAACAATCGGTACTTCATTTGAACCGTTGCTGTTTGGAATATAAGCCACAATTGGAGAGGCATACGCAATCGTTGTTGCAATTGTGGTCACTGACAGTGCTGGCACGATACTGACTGATTCTTGATGGGTATTGCTGATGTCATCAAAGCCTTTTTCTAAATCTGCATAGCCTTGAGTCGCTTGATCACTGTAGCTGCAAACTTTTTTAGCAATGGCGACACCGTTGCTTAATGCCGTTGCAATGATGGATGGGTGAGGCAATTCGCCGCCGTGGCAATATTGATACTGGCTGATCCCTGTCTTAATCGCTTCATCGACATCAGAAGCGCTGTCAAAGCCCATAATATCAAGTAATTCATTCAGCGCCTGTGGGCGAATTTCCGGCATACCCATAGCGCTGTCAAAGCCAGTTTCTTCACCGTCTTTATAGAAATAGTTCTGGCATTGCTGTGTTGCAAGCATTTGCGCTTTGAATTGCTGCTGCATTAAATCAGATAGAGACATATTTTTTACCTGTCATGGGTCTAAAATCTTTGATGGAAATAGATTCGCATGACTTGGAAAAGGCTGTTCTATACAGTTCCAATGATATTACTTAAATAAAAAAACCTGCTTGACTGCAGGTTTTTTAAAGCCGTCAAAGCATCCTTATCCGCTGACACCGCTGGAGACATAAATTTCAACGCTTTCGCCTGCAGTCACTGTATAGCGGATCTTATCCCACGCATGCTGCCGAAACAGCTCTGAATCAGGAATGCCGGCTTGCAAGGCCACAATTGGCTCCCAATGTTCATCGACAAGCGGGTCAGCATCGGGCTTATTGCTGCCAGAGAATTCAACTGCTGCACCTGCACCAATGACCTGGTAATTGAAAATTGCTGAAGTGCATTGGATTGCCACCCCTTGATCACCCGCTTTCTTTGCGTGTTCTTGAAAAATTAAATAAGACATTGCTTCAACCCTGCTAAAAAAATTAGTTTGTTCGAGATTCAACTTCGCTTTTCACTGGATCAAGTCCAATTTCATCACGGCGGTTCAACACATACTTTTTGCCGAAATCAGACATCAATGTTTGCCCACTGATTCCAACAATTTCAAACCACAAAATAAAACCCTCGTAGACCATCAGCCCCAGCAAGTCACCTTCATTCAGCACAGTATCCGGCACCTGCAGCAACTGTTCCGCCAAAGTGGACAAATGAGCATCATAGACTTCAACCTGTGCCAAAATCGCCAGATCTGAAGGGTTATTCAGAGAATTGTTCTTATGGATATAGCCGCCATTGAACTTGTCAGCCAGTACAAAAGCATGCCCGACCGGATCATATTCATAGTTCGGCTCATCCTGAATAGACAGCGCATTGGCTTCAAATGAAAGCGGATCGGCTGGCTTACCAGCTTCAACCGGATTGCTGTACACAATGCGCTTGCGCCAAACCTGAGCTGGAATACTTGTCAGGGTATTCATCACAATACGGCGCGCGGCCATATGGCGGCCATTGGCTACACGGTTGACTGCTCTATTCAGCATTATTTAAATCTCCGCATCAATTCCTGATAAACATCATCAGTCACAATTCCACTATTGCGCCATTCTGTGTATTTTGTCCGGTCCTGCGCATCCTGAAAGTGTTTGGCCTGTTTTCCCTGCTCAGCAAAATACTCCTTCGCAACTTTTGCTGCGCGGCGGATCATTTCTTTTTCAGCTTTTTGCACATTTGGCTGAATCTTGCCTTTAGTGGCTTTATTCAAGTCACTTATTTGCTGGTCCAATTCTGCCAAGATTTGCCGATCTGTCTGTTTTTTCCGTACACTGAGCTGCTTGGTCCGGTCTTTTTGGACTTCCTTTTTAAGGTACTCAATGCCTGATGGAGATTGAATCCAATGCACTGCTTTCAGGACGTGCTTGCATGCCACACCAGACAATAAAGGGTTTCTAAGCTTCGGGTAGCCATTTTCCTTACGCCCTAAGGCATAGCCGCCAATCGTAGCCATATAGCGGTACCAGAATGTATGCCGCTCACAGTCACACTCGAATTTAATTTTGCCGCCGGATAACCAGCGCTTAACCAAGTTGACGGCATTTTGACTGGTGCTTGAAACCAATGAACTGAAGCTGCTGAACTCAATTTCAACGTGATGATTCGTCACCTTGCTTTTCGGTCCTGCATTGGTCATCAGATGCACAAGACTGTCTTTACGGCTGAGCGGCACAACAAGATGTATTTGCTCATTGGCGCGGTCAATATCATCGGCATGACTTAAGTTGATAATATTTTGAATACTGATGCCTGTAGAATAATGCTCCCGCAAAAGGTCAATATTGTCCTTGAAGGCCATAATATCTTCGCGGGTGATCTTTCTCGGGGCTTCTCCTTTCTGCTGCCCAAGTGTTGTATACAGCACGCGTTCAACATCGTACTTCTCACCTTTTTCAATATCTGCAGGTCTTAAAAAAGTAGGCTTGGGAATTTTTCTGCCGAATTCATCATAGTTGAATTCTTTATCAGCTTCGCCGCGCTGCTTGCTGTCAGCACTTCTGCGGCCTTGAAGATCATGGCGCAGCCCGCCTTTTCGCAGCGCTTCCTGCATTTGCTTATGAGCTTGCTGCAATTGATCAGGAGTTGGATTAGCCATGAGTCATATTCCTTAGAGATATTCACGGCGAAATTCAAGAACATCTGCGATCAGGGGGACCGCTATTCTTTTAACCGGCAGTTTTTCCCAGATGCCGCTGGTGCCGCATGCAACCTGAATAGCGTCTGTATATGCCCTTGAACCGTACATTCTTAAACTCAATAGTGTTGGATCTTGAGCTTCGTCCTGCTGAATATCCCAGACAATCAGCTGATTCAACTTGCCCTGCTTAATTAAGCGGTTGATATGGTCGCGGATGGCATTGCGGTATTCATTAATCATTGCTGCTGCTTCAAGCCGTTTTTAAATATGGTAGTTGCCAGATAAATAATACAAACCTGCCAATTCCAAACTAAAAAGCCCCACATATCCGTGGGGCTTAAATTGAGATTACTCTGTTCCAGGTTCTGGCTCAGGCTCAGGCTCAGGCTCAGGCTCAGGCGTAATCATAACTGTTAGAGTTTTCTGAACGGCGTTGCTGAATTCACTGATTAATTCGGGATAGATTAAGTGCTTTGCATTCCCTTGCGCTTTGACCAGCGTATTTTGCGATAAGCCTCCAACGTTAATAACTGCTGACCAATCATAACTATTATCAGAATTTTGCTCTGTACTGATCACCGCACTGACTTCAGCTGCACCGACTTTCACTTTGACTTCATAAGGCATTGCAATGCCATTGGTTAAGATTGTCCCGCTCACTGTAACGACATCTTCTGGCGCTGGATCAGTGATTGGGGCAATGTTCTTCATCGTTAAAGCTGGTACTGGGGGTGCAATTTCTTCGATGTTGTCATTGTAGGTTTCTACGATCGCAAATCCGATCCCGCCGTCTGTACCTGCATTACCCCAGCTTTTCCAGCCTTCACCGAATTTACCGACAGTAATTCGAGCGGTGACACGCTGACTGCTGATATTGGTAAACACAGCCCTTACCCTTGCGCCAGAACCAGCCGCACCACCAAATGACCAGCGCTCATCTCCGATACCTGTGGCACCGTCACCGCCGCCCGTCATTTGACCTAGAATTGATGACAGCGCATCTGCACCTTTTTGTGTCCCCCAGCGACTATATGTAGTTGCATCAATACCGGCTGTCTCTTCAATTTGCTCAAAAAGATTGCCTGAATCAAGGACTGCAGGTAAACCGCCTTTACCCGGCTGACCATTATGATAAGCGGACCCGTTACCCCACACACCGCCTGAACCAGCTTTACCGCCACCAGCAGTTAATATTGATGTATCAATTGTGCAGGATACTTCCCCGCCGTCTGTAGCATTTGCTGAAGCGCTTGAACCAGACCAAATTGACCCGCCGCCGCCGCCCATTGCGCCGTGCAAATGAAATTGCACAGTTTGATTTGGCAGGATCTCAATCTCATGAATTCCTTCATAATAGGTAATTACACCTTCTGGATATTTGCTTGTATCCACGATCAGAACAGTAGCTTGTTTGTTGGGAATGTATGTTAAAGCGAATTTCAGAAATTCATTGCCTTCGGTTTTATTATCTTCCACAACGTCTAGGGTATAGGACGCTTTACCTGTGGCATCAACGATAAATTGACCGCTTAAAGCACTTGGTGAAATATCATCTTCCTGAATGCCGGTAATCAGCCAATCCACGGGCGTTCCTTCATCCAGCCCAGAGGTAACCAGTTTGAAAGTAACTTTACCGCCTTCATCAACCACGGCTTTATCAGCAGTTAAGCTGTAAGCTGGCTCGGATGTGCCATCACGCAGGCGCTTCCATATGCGAGTTGTGAAGGCTTTAATTGCTGACCCCGTAGAAATACCCGTGACAGCGCCAACAGGCTGGCTGATATCTTCGACCCCATAAGGAATATGGGGCAGCAGCATCCAGCTAGTGTCATAACCAAACAACGGTTTTAAAGCTACCGATGGATCATATTGAGTGCTGTCTGTTCCATGCCATGAACCGACATGCCAAATGACATTCGCCAGATCAGTTGATAATGGATACTGCGGATGAGGATTGGAATGTGCTAAATGCTGGTTCATCAATGCCACTGAAACAGGTGCATGCGGATCTAGCTGTACTACTAGATTCTCTACATTGATGTCCTCAACCTTCATGCCAAACGTGGCTATGCATACAATATCTGCAACCAAGCGAATTAAAGGCGAATTCCCCGTCGTAGAAGCAATGGCAAATAAAATACCCGAAGAAGTAAATAAGCCAATTTCAAAACAGTCTGCCGTCACAGTCGGTTCAATATTTGAAATAAAGCGCAGCGTTCTTGATACTGGCTCAACACTGCCACCATTGAGCGGATATTGCTCTAACTCAGCAACCAGCGCTGTATTAGATGCTGCAGTCTGAGGGTTATATTTTGCTGTGCCCACACCGATATGCGACAGTGCAATGCTTAGGCCCATACTTTCCGCATCAAGTACTGCAGCTCTACCGTCATCCGTTAAATAAAACTGAATTGCCATAATCCACCCAATTAATCACTTTGGGTATTGTTAGCTGGCGTGGATAAGTCAGGACTGTTTAGTTCCAATGAATACGCGGTACCTTCTAAAAAAATCTGGGCAAATAAATCTGCAATATCTGGAACATCAAGCCCGATCTCACGCATCTCAGATACTGGCATGATTCTAAAGCGTGAACGCTCATCAAAGCTGTAACGAATGCTTTTGAGTTCTTTCAATACTTTTTCGTTATTGTGCGGCTGGCAAATTTTAAAGCTATACGTATTGACTGCGTAAGATAAGCAGGCATAAGACTGTGCACGCTTATTGACATACTCTTTACGATTGTCATTACTAAAGCAGTTTCCACCCCAGTGCACTGGCATATACCAAATGCCGTTTTTCTTTAATAACTGGCCTAGGAATTTACCCTCACCATTATCATTAACACTGAGTGTTGCTGCAGGGTATGTGGATAAAAGCTGTAGAATATCGTCAATACTCATAGCCCTATTTTCTTTAAACTCTAAAACTACCGTCTTTCGTGTTTTAGACGTATTGCCTTGCACCGCAGCAACTGCTGTATATCGTGCATTCACAATAATGAAATGTCCGAAATTTTTCAGCTGCAGCGCTGGGTTTAAGTAGGCTTTATTAATCATTTCAGGTGTAAATAGCTGCTTATATTTAGGGCTGGGGTCATTTCTATTACGGCGCACATTATTCTTAAAATTCAGGAGTGGCCCTTTTAAATCTCCGAGCAATTGGACACCTGCCGCCAGCAGGTTTACAGTCTTAAATACCTGTTTCATTATTCAGTACTCGAATTCTAACGATAAAGCTGAATACTAAGCACTCCACCGCTCAAAATTAGGGAGCTGTTCCAAATAGCGGGGCTTTTACTTATTCCCATCTTTTCCAAATTCTTTTTCCGCGGCTTCTTTCAGCTGACTGAAACGTGATTTTCTTGCTGCCTGCTCCTGCGCCTCTGGACTTTCATCCAAGACAGCAACATTTTCATACGCTTCGGTATAGAACACATTTTCCAAAAATAAGAAGGCGAAAACATCACCTAAATCGGGGGATTTAATCCCCATGCGTTTCATTTCATCCTTACTGAAAATCTTATAGCGACTGTGCTCATCGAATGTATAAGGGATCTTAATAATCTGAGCCTGTACCTTAATTTTGAACTTAATGGTTTTAATTTTAAACCGGCCCTGCTCTACCGCCCGGTAAAGACCCACATAGGCCAAAGCGCGTTTATTCACATACTCTTTGCGGTTGTCATTATTGAAGCATGCGCCGCCCCAATGCACAGGCATATACCAGATGCCGTTTTTCTTCAGCAGCTGGCCTAAGCCCTTGCCGGCGCCATTGTCATCGACAACCAGCGTGGCATTCGGATATTTCAAAATGCATTCATGAATTTTTGCGAACAGCTCAGTAATATCATCTCTATTCTTGCAAAGCGGTATATCAACCACTTCAACCCGCCGCGCCCGATCCCCCCATTGCGCTTCACCCCAAACTTTAGATACAGCAATAACAGAATCGTCTCGGCCTACACCGCCGCCGACATCGACCGTGATCACATAGCCAAAAATGTGCTCAGTAAATATTGAAGCGCCGCAGTACATATCTTCTGCTTGGCGCTTGGTTATAAGGAATTCATCGGCACGGTCTGGGAATTGACCTAAAACACGAATTTGATATTGAGGATCATCACGGCTGCCGTACTTTTGGCGCTGTTCCGCTAAAGACTGCTTACTGACCAGCGGAGATTCTTCACCGTTGAATGTAAGCGCAGTCCACACACCGCCAGAGCGGTGGCTCAACGTATGATGTGTTTCATAGAACATGCCCGCATTACGGGTAGGCTGTGAAGTCATTACCGCACGGTTGTCTTCGTGCGTTAAGGCACCAAATGCAACATCCAGAACTTCATCCGCTACACCGCTGGCCTCATCCACCCAAACCATGTAATTGTCGCCATGGTTCCCTGCAAGGTTAGTCGGCTGATGTTTTGGAGCCGTCTTGGCAAAGACATACCACTTTTCTTTTGATCCTTTGATGTAAACCAGTTCAGACTGGAAACCGACATAATCAGCCAGCCAAGCCAGCGGGCCATTTTTAAGCCGCGCCAGGTTAATGCTGATTTCTTTCCATACCTGTTTTTTCAGCTGCCCAATTTGCGGGGCAGTAAACATCATGATCGATTCATCAAAGAACAGCAGATGCCAGAGTGCAACGACCCCTGCCGAAGCGGTTTTGCCTGTATTGTGATGCACCATGCCGTCAGCAGTGAGGAAAGTTGAATCACCATCCAGCATAAAGCCGAAATACTCGCCTTCTCCCAGTGATACGGCGCGCTCAATGCGTACTGGGATGTATTTCTTATGCTTCAGCTCGTAGGCAGCAAATTGGCGTTTAGTTTCCTCAGGCCATTCCAGCCATTTAGAAACCAAAACTTCCATGGTATCGCCGGCTTTCCAGCCGTTTTTGGTTTCAAGTGAAATTAAACAAAGGATGTGTGACTTGTTGTAGACATGGCTTTTGCCATTTTCATATTCAAAGCGGTAGAGATCCTGCCAGCCTGTAACGGTGCTGATCACTTCCCTCGGTGTAATGCCGTCACTTCCCAGTACGGCGTCTTTAATTGTTATTTTTTCAACACGCTTCCACTTGCCATTTGCTAAGCGGATCTTTGTGCCTTTACCAAAACAGCCATGACCGGATGCTACAGATGTGCGGCTGCCGTCAAAGGCAATTGACTCAAATAAAAGTTCCTGCTGCCATGTTGGTGTAATGCCCAGCGCTTCGACCGCAAAGGCATAAATGTCATAGCGGTAGCGGGTGCAGAGTTCCCACCATTCAGGGATTTCTTTAAGAGGTTGGAGTGCCATTGAAAATAGGAAGAAGAATTATAATTTTTATTCTAAGTTTTTAAAATTTAATGTTTTACAGCTGTTCCAAAATGCCGCGCCATGCAATGTGCAGAGCACTTAAGTGCTTTAAATACTAAACGGCAACATCGTCGGATCGATATCATCCACTTTCTGCACTTGATTCGACATCACTCCGTACCCTGTCGCTATCTTATGGCTTGCCCAAATTGCCAGCAGCGCTGCAATGTGCCCATTATCAAGCGAACTGCTGTCGAACTCTTGCTGCATGCCCCGCTTATCAATTTTGCGCACCTGAAGAATGTTCATCGGATTGTACCGCGCAATTGACGGTTCAAACTCGACCAGCCCACCGCGATAGCTTGCCTGGTAAATGCGGATCACTTCTTCAAGATGCTGCTGCGCGTCAAATTTCAACTGCCAATTCTTAATTAAATTGGGTGAATCAGTTACAACCACCGTATTTTTTCGTAAATCCGGCGGCACTGCTAACGTTGTGTAGATCTCCGTCTTTTGCAGCAGGATTTCGCCTGTGTCCTGATAGCACATTGCCATCAAGCGTACAGGATCATCTGAAAAACCGGTCACGCGGCTGTCAATGCGGATCATATCACTCATGAATGTTTTCCTCTGTAATGGCGCCCGTATCTCTATCAGCATGAATTCGGACATGCCCGTCTTCAGCCAGCTTATCCGCTTGAATCACTACGGAATTGTCCAATGGCTTTTCTATTGCAGATCCGTCTGGGGTATAACCATTGTCCGTATTGTTATCATTCGGCCCGCCCAGTCCCAGAATCTGCGGAACATAGCCGATCAGCTGGACATCGATCGTAAAAATAGACAGGTTGATGGCATCACTGGGAACCGGTGATGGGAACAACTGGTTTTCTAAAACTGTGAAGCTGCTGAATTCAGAATGTGTACTGGAAATTTCAAAAGGAACATCTATACGGCGCTTAACATCATCCTGCATGTATGTGCAGAACTGATCGCAGACCGACCGCGCATCATGTGAGTTAGTTGCATAGAAAGCCAATTGCGCTCGTACTGTTTTTGCGACTAAGCGGATCTTCACATACTTTTCGTCGATCACTGCCGGCACAAAGTACGGTACCGGCAATAATTGGCTAACATCGGGCGGTTGATCAATCAATGCCGTAGCTGTCAGCATAATAGGCATAAACGCCGTAGCGCCGCCTGAGACATCAGCATTTTGGCTTTTGCGGTACTCAGCCAGCATCGATTCTGAATCATCCATAAGCCGGCTTGGACAGGACTTTATTGCAGTGCTGATATTCCGATTTTTCCACTCTGTCGTCTGAACAGTTTCAGGCATGAACCATGCCCGAAAATCGACCAGCATTTTATACCAGGCATCTTGAATGCATTTTTGAGGATCTTTGGGCATATTCATCATTAACCCCACCCAAAGATTTTAGTGCCTTTCTTGGCAGCATTGCGCTTCGGCTTTTCTCCATCGATATGCATGCGCGCAATTTCACTTTGATTCAGCAATTGCTCAGCTTCATCGCATACAGAGTCAAATGAACGGATCTCTCCAACCATGCCCGTATAGAAATCCTGTTCACGCTGGGCCTGCAAGACTGCTCGCTGTTCACGTTTAGCCAGCTGCGCGGCAAGCATATCTACCTGATCCAAGGCCTGCTCATTAAACTGATACAGCTGGAACTGTGCATGAATATTATCGAAATCACGTACAATCTGCTGTTCCAGCATATTCGCAATCATCGCTTCTGAAGGCGATAGCAGGGAAACATCTGTCGCACTGTCAAAACAGGAAATGAGGCCTTCCTGCTGCTCAGGTACAGCCAGTCCATCAAACAGCTGGCCATCGCCTACGTTAGTGACATAGTTTGGCTGTGTGACATAGTCATATCCATAAAAATTAACCGGCACTAAACCTAGTCCAGAACGGCGGTAATCCTGAGCTGAGCTGAAACCGCCAACACGGGCTAGATACTGCTTGCGGGCATGTTCCCCTGCTGCATTATCGAGAAACTCTGCTACATGGGTTACATCACCATTTTTATCAGCATAGGATTCAATGGTTCTGAATGCAGCTTCTAAGTACACCACTTTCCCATCAATGACTACGGATTCAGGCGGAAACATGCCGTAGCGGCGGCGGATCTCATGTCCGTTATAGCCGTACAAAGTCCCTGACTTAATCATTTCCTGAACTTTAGGATGATTGATCTGACTGATCATTTCTTTCATATCAACATTGGCGCGGTTTTTACCTGAATGCTGGCGGCCGCGCTCAAATAAATTGTATGTGATTTTCTTGGTTTTTCGAGCTGTATCAGCCATGAAAAAAGCCCCAATAAGTAGATTATTAGGGCTATTTTGGCAATTCAGCGCAGTATAGGTTTTGCAATGTTCCAATTAGACTTGAGATTTACGTGCTGTAAGCTCATCAAGTTTAGTTCTTTCCATTGTCAGCAACACAGTAAGACCATTTTTCATGCCTAAAATGACGCTGGCATATTTACTTTCATACCCTCGCATTCCACCGCAATAGTCAGTGTCGGAAACTTCAATATATGAAATGTCATCTAAATCAACATACTGATCATTGGCTTTTTTACAGCAACGGATTTTAGTCAGCATTGACAATTCTCCTTAACGGCCTAAACGCCGCGCATTTAGGCGCTTTTTCTTCTGGCTGACCTTATTGGCTTTTGCATTTGCTTTGCGTTTCGTGGTGAAGGCATACGGTGATTTATCTGTGTTTGATCCGCTGTGAATGGCTGCCGCAGGAACACTTAAACCGCATGCTAATGCACCCAATAAGGCAACACTCATTAATTTAGATTTCATAATGATTACTCCGCCTTCTGACCTTCAACACCACGTGTCAGCCGTTCAGTTGTCCGTGCATCAAATGCAGCCAGAGCTGTTTCCATAGCTGCAATCGCCTGCTTGTTATGTTCTGAAGGGAATTGGCTGTCTAAAATCTGAGTTCGATGAATCAGCACTTTTAAAAGCGCCTCATTTGTTGCGCCGTTTACCCCTTCTAAAGCCGTTGGACCGTCTTGGAAATGGAGATGAATATCAAAGGGCTCAATGTAGTCTGGGGAATCAGGATTTGCTGAAATTTTATAATAATTGCCGCGGGCATACGCCGTTACGCCGTCAACCTGTTCACCGTTCTGTACCTGCTCAATGACAGCTGGATCTAAATCAGCTTTAGCGTGACCTAAAAATTCTTCAACAATCAGATTTTGGTCACTTCCAGCATCTGCGGTAATAGCCAGTAAGTTTTTATCTGTATTTTCAGCCATGGGCACTCCTGAAAAAATATGCACGATCAATTTAAAGTGACTCCATAAAAACACTTAACTGATTGGGATATTTACGTCAGTTCCAAATCGCTGAAATCAATCACCTGATAAACCCGACCATATACCCCGACACCTATTGAGCTATCCCCCAACTCAACATCCAAAGCCTTTGAATGTACCTTTACCACAACATTGGCGGGAACAAGCCGGCGCAATATGGGTGACAGCTCAATAATTTCAGAAGTATCAACTGTATCCTCAATTGAAATACGCAGCCGGCTTGTAAGGAAATGCTCTGGCTTTTCATCAACCGTAATATGTGCTGGGTAATTCAAATAGGTTTTTATCGGATGCCACATTCGCTTAATCTGCCACTGATCTGTCCAGATCATGCGCAATACAAATTCCAAGAAGCCTAAACCGCGCTCACTGGCCAGACTTGACCAGTTTGCATATATGACCCGCATCAACGTATCGGATGTATATGGGCGGCGCAGCACGACAAGGCCATCCTGCTTAGAAAAGCGTTCAATGACTGTTCGGCTGCCTAAGTGCGGACAGCCATAGTCCAGCATGTCCTTCACCTGCTGTTCAAAGACATCTGCAAAGACTTGCTTAAATGCCTTGGCCAAGGCCGTTTCTAAGCCCTGATGATTATTGACTTGCTGATCAATCGGGCGAGTAAAGCTTACAGTACCCATGCTGCCCCCATCTCTGCAGTTCGTTCTAATTTTAGCGTGATGCTTTCATTGGAGATGTACACCCATTCATGCGGTTTATTTAAGACTGCAGGCACGCTCAGTGAAAAGTCGCTGATATTGTCCTGAAAGGCGGTAATGTTCTTCCGCAGCTGGGTGGATATTTCCTGCGTATTGAAGCCATTCACCAGCCATCGGCTTGCGCTTAATTTCGTTTGGCCATAGCGGTCTACCAGCAGGCCTTTAATCTGAACCTTCACCCCATCCAAATCATGCACGGCTGCCAGACGGCCATTTAACGACAAGGCGTATGGCTTTTCTAAAACGGCATGCACACGGACCCGGTCTTTATACAGGCTATCCAGCTGGCCGATGTACTGAATAATTTCCTGTTCTAGAGTTGCCTGTTCAGCGCTGTTTTTAGCAGTGACGGCAATATGCAAATGATTGATATCTTGATAAGTCGCGCCATAGTAGCGGTCATGCTCATTTTCATTCCATACTGCCAAGTAATAAGCGCGCGGCATAAATTTAGCCCGCACTGAATAATCAAAGTTTCCCAGAAACACGGCGTTTTCATCATAAAGCGAAGGATAGCTGGACAGTACCCGCAGCTCGGAAACATTCAGCGGATCGGCACCCTGGCGCACTGCACCGCCCTGCTTAAAACGTACAGACACGCGCTGTTCATCTGCATTGAATACATCGGCCAGTGAGGCATCTTTCAGGCGTGAAATATCAACATCGCCGTATGTTTCCAGAATGCCAAATGTAAATACTTGATTGGCTTTTGCCGTACATCCCGCGCGATCATCATCACCAAATTCTATAAAGATACGGCGCAGACTGTCCGTGGTTATATTGAATGCATATTCCAAAGGCGCAACATTCATCCAGCGTTTCTTAAGCAGATAATTATCGTTTTGATCATCACGTACTGTAAGACCGGCCAATGACAAATCATCTTGCAATTTTATTTGCGTACGATGGAAACTTTCACTGTTTTGTACAGAGTATTGGACTTCTCTGTACTCACTCTGCTCGGCCAGTACTTCCCCAGTTTCACCTGTCGATACAGTCACAGATTGCAGCAGGCGCCATGGCCTGCCGCTGTTATCTTCAATCAAGCGCCCTTGGCTTAAGCTGATGCTGTTACCTGCACGGTTGATCACTTCCAGAATATGCTGCGCAGGCATTCCTATTGGCAGAATCCCTTTATTGGCCGCATCCGCAATAATTGACCGGTCGCGGGTTTTAATAAACGGCTCAAGCTCTGCAATATCAATTTCCTGACTGAACAACGCCAGAAATGCAGCAATAGAGCGGATCTGCTGGATCACCAATGGATCTTGCGCGTTATATTGTTCCTGAATTTCATAATCATCCAGCGCGGCAACAATACGCGCCTCAAAATCAGCTTGCGTCAGCATCGTATGTTTCCCCCTGCATTGTCAGCTGGCTGTCGCGGATCTGATTTAAGTTAATCGCTACATCACCGACTTTAAGATAAATGACTTTGGTTTCAAATCCTTTATTTTGGCTGTAGAGCGCAAGCTCATCCGCACTGAGCTGCTGAAGAATAGGAATGTCCTGCTTCATCTTGTTGATAAATTCATTCGCCACGGGCGAATCTAGGGGCCCCATCAGCAGGCTGTTCAGGTCTGGCCCATAAGGTGAGCCAAAGTAACCATTGATTTCAGAATTGAACCAATGATCAAGCATGGCCAGTATCTTATTACGATCAATCATAGCCCCGCCTTATGCGCTGCTAATTGCAGGACTTTGCAGAACAGGAATGCTGCTATCACTGTCATGGAATAACAGGTGAATGTGCCCAGAATAATATAAAGAATAAGATCTGACGCGCCGCAGAAAGTCAGCACATTATAGAAAGACCATGTGGCAATGCCGGTGATCAAAACCGCAGGGATCAAAAGCAGATACAGAATCTTCCGTGAATGTCTGAAAACGTTATCAACGACGCCCTGACGCAGAAGATTCATGAGGTGTATTTTACTGCCACGAAAGCCCTTAAATGCGAAATAGACATGCATTGAAAAGAGCAAGACCAGCAGTACATTCAAACCAAAATTCAGCATTACCCGTTCCTAAAGCTATTTATGCTTAGGGTAAGATTTTTATGACTGCAGCCAGCGTACTTGTTCCAATAAAAAAGACCGCCTATGCAGTCTTTTAGAACTAAATAAAATTTATAAAATACTGGCTAGCAGTAATATCAAATAGCTAAGAACGTCTCTAAGTGAGTATCAAAAGCTTACTTTTCTATTGGAGGATTACCACACCTAGGCTGCGTATAATCGCCATTTTGTTAAATAGTGGGTAGTTGAGACCTGTGTAGCAACTTTAGGCCTGTTGCTATGCATCCAAATACAGATTGCACCTCATATTAAAGTTATAAGAGTTTTAGGTTTTAGACAGCACTCTTTAATCAAGTGTTTGTACACCACCACCATTTACAAATAAGGTTTGTCCAGAAATCCATGATGAAATAGGTGAGGCAAAGAATAATACAGCTCTCGCGATATCTTCGGGTTCACCTAATCGTTGCAATGGTGTATGGGAGAGCATCTTTTTTTCAATCTCAGGCTTCAGGACTTTTTCTAGTGCTGCGGTACGAATCGCTCCAGGTCCTACAGCATTAATACGTATATTCGGACCAAAATCATGTGCCAAATTAGCGACCATATGATTTAACGCTGCTTTTGATGATGCATATCCGCTCATAGCAGGGCTTTTGTTAATTGAACTCATAGAGCTGATATTTATTATTGAGCCGTAACCCGCTTTATTCATATGCGGTGCGACGAGTTGACACAATCGCCAAGCAGCAAACACATTAAGCTGAAAATCACGTTCTATAGTATCTATGGTAATTTGATCAGGAGATTCACGGCCACCGCCACCTCCTCCAGCATTGTTAACTAAGATGTGAATGTGACCAAAAATTTCGATTGTTTTATTCACTGCATTGACCAATTGATCATCTTGCAGAATATTGCATGCAACATATTCTATGTTGCGTCCAGTTAGTTTCTTTATTTCTTCAGCTGTATGTTTAGCTACTTCTAAATTTAAATCGGCAATCATAACGTCCGAGCCTGCTTGTGCAAGAATAAGAGCGCTGGCTTTCCCAATACCTGCTGCACCGCCTGTTACAAGTGCTATTTTATTCGTCAGTGATAATAAACTTTGTGGCATCATTTTGATTTATTTCCATTTGTATATAAAACTAGAAATATTTAACTCTTCTACTGCATAGCTTTATTTTGAGTTCAAAATCCTAAATCTACCGTATCATTTTGAATTGCAGGTATTTACAGTTTTCCCTTGTTCAACTGAATTGATAAAGCTTCCAATCAGGAATTCACTTTGTCTTAAAGAGTCACGATGATCTCCATTTTTGACTGGGTGAAAGGAAATAGGTTTTTGCGTCTTACATATTTGCTGATAGTAAGCATAAGTACCACTGTAATCTACAAGCTGATCTTTATCACCTTGTACAATTAGAGTCGGCACAGTAGGTGTCATATTATCAATAGACTGTTTTTTTAAATAATTTGTCAAAGGTGTCAAATTTACATTCGGTTTAAAAACTGTTTTAGGTGCTGTCTTTAGATCAGATTGTAATTCTGACAAACAGCGATTACGTGCATAATTTAGAATTTCCCCCATGTCTGAGCTAACTAAATTTGCTGGAGCTATGCTAGGATCTGCTGCTTCTGCTCCCAGAAGCACGATTGGAAAAAATGCGGCAACACTTGTTTCAATTTGAGAATGGGTTGCTACGTATTCAGCGATTCCTTGGTATTGATAGCCACCTGGTGCGAGTGCAATGGCACCTCTTAAATTGAGTTCAGGTGCATCTTTCTGGCCATCCGCTGCAACCTTCAAAGATGCTGCGCCTCCTTGACTATGCCCCATTACATACCAGTTTTTACTAAATTTATAAGGCTTTAAAAGGTGGGTTGCCCGGACAGCATCAACGACAGTGTGCAACTGGCTTTGTGCATTCATATATGGATGTCCACCTGGGGTACCTAAACCCTGATAATCAGGAGCGACGACTGCATATCCACGAGCAAGCCAGGCATTTAGTGCTTTAGCGGCAATTTGTTGATAGACATGGACTGGTCCACCGGCATAATCTCCAGAAGGTGCACAAGTATCTGCTACACCAGTTGTACCATGAGCCCAAGCAAGAACAGGCCAACCCCCTTGGGGAACTTTACCTTTAGGCAGTAAGAGATATCCTGAAGTCACAATTGGTTCAGACCGTACTCCGCGACTACGGTAAGTGATTAAGAACCGCTGTGAAGCATTCGTAAATAGATCGATATTCTCTTCTTTTATGGATAAGATTGTTCCTGGCGTTTTGCTAGAGATATTAGACGTTTGGACTTTACCATTATTGAGAAAGATAGGAGAGGCTATTGCATATGTTGAATTTAAGCAAAGGCAGCTTACGACTAATTTTAGAATGGGATGTTTAATTTTCATCACTGGCACCATCTTTCTTTTTTATAATGTCATTTTTAATGTATCAGCTTTATCTTGTTTTCTAAACAAAGTATTAAAAATTCGGTATGAGCCTAAGTTTTATAGTGATGATTTAAGGCTTCTTTTATTATGTTACTTTCACAAAGATTATAAAATTTTCCTAAAATTAACATAATACGCGTTATACGAAATGATATATAATATCCCTTTGAAATCAAAGCTGTAGATTTCTATTTTCGACCCATTCCCTCCAGAATGGGTTTTTTTATGGATTCTTCATGTTCCACGCCTGTTCTTTGATCAATGTTTCACAACTTTGATTAGCCCCCCCTAAACAAGCCTCTTAGCCATTCGGCAAGAAAAACCGCCTCGAAAAACCCTTCATTGAACAGCAACCCCGAAAGTTCGACACTTATTTTCTATGGGGTAGCCTGCTTTAACTGCTGCAGTAGCTGATCACGATGTGCTGTCATATCTGCGACATCTTGATCCAGTTGCTTTTCCTGCTCCAGTTTTTCGGACAGCTGTTTAGGAACGCTATTGGACTTGCGCCGTGGAATATTCACTTTTTCTTTTTTATTCTGCTGCTCAATCTTCGGCTGTGCGGTGCGGATCAACTGAGCAATACCGGATACGGCGTTATCAAATGTCTGTTTATAGTCATCACTGAAGTCACCGGACAGAACAATTTCTTTGCCATTGAGCGAAGCTTTAAACACATCAGCACTTGCGCGGGCAAATAGAGTGAGTTCTTGGCCGCCGGCAAATAAAAATATAATTGGAGCAACACTGACGCCACCTTTGCGCTGTACCTTCTTAATTTCGGTCAACGGAATCGATTGCCCTGTCGCCTTTTCTAAAGCGCCTTTAATCTTTTGAATATACGGCGTTTGATCTGTAATGGCTGTAAGGTTGAGATTGCCCATAAAAAAAGCTCTATTGATGAATAGGGCAATTTTGAATGATTATTTTAGTAATCTTTCAGACTGTTCCAATCTCATCCATTACCCATTGGCGGGTGAACAATCACTCGTAAGCATTAAAAAATATTAACCATTCCACACATCCCCCATCCCAAGTCCGCCAGTAATAGCGTGGGCTAATAAGCGATCGCTCACATTTTGGTTAATGTTCCCACTATTTTGATTTACAACAACGACTTGCTGAGGGCTTGGAGAAGATAGGTATTCTTTGGCTGGCTCAACATGTGTATTGATTTTAGGTGCACTAAATGATGTAGCTAAGGATGTTGTCCGCGCAATCGTAGGCGTTTCAGAGGTTTTTAAAGCAAGCATTGAATTCGTATTATTTTTCGCACTATTTACGATTGATGCAGCCTGATTGTTCACTGGAGATTTTGAACCCGCAGTTTGTTTCCTATTATTTAAAATCTCTTCACTGGCCTTCCGCATTGCATCAATGCCACCATGGCGGGCTTTATTTAAACCATCACCATCATAGTTCCCAACTCCACGTGCATTTTTGACTCCTGCCCATTGTTGGGACGTTTTGTTTGCTAAAGCTGCCGCATTTCCAGTTCTAATCCACTCATCTAATTGTTTCTTCCCGCCAGCATAATGAATTGCCAACTTATCTTGATTTTCCGCGTTGTAGATATCACTGTCTTTAAATCCAGCTTGTGAGGCCATTTTTGCAAACGCACCATTATTCCAAATATTCTGATATCGCCCTGCTCCTGTCGATTTTGAGCCAGCTTTAATCAATTGCTTTTGATAAGCCTTAACCTCACCAAAAGTCATTTGTGAAATGGGTTTCGGCGGCCTAATCGGCGCACCGCTGTATACGGCATCATATCCAGATGTACCGAATGCCCCTTTGGTTGATTCTCCTCGTGCAATCTCATCTAATATTGGTGCATATTCACTCGCTGAAAACGAATTTAAAGACGCCCCGCCATACTGCGCAGGCGCATCCAATCCCTGACCGCCGTATTGTTTACGAAATAACAGCGATGTACCGCCACTGTTGCCAAAGAGTTTCTGTTTTATCCAATCGTACCCGCCTTTGATTAAATTGGCGCTCTGCCCGACCGGTGTTAAGTCAAAAGCCTTTTTCGCCAAATCAATAAAACTGTCCCAGCCGCTTTTAAGCAAGCTAGGTAAATCAGCTGACTTTAAACTGTCAGTCCATTCCTTAAAATACGGCGCAACAGTACTGCCAAGCTTTTCGCCGATCCAAGCGCCAGCCATTCCGCCTATAAGGGTTCCAGCGGGCCCCAGAAAACTTCCTGCTACAGCTCCAATTGTTCCGCCTGCAAGGCTGCCTACTGTGCCGCCCTTTTCTTTAGTACTTTGGCTCTTCCAGTCGCTGAATGACAGTGCTGTGAGTAAAGCGCCTAAAACCGGTATGCCTTTACCGAATTTAAGAATTTTTCCTAAACCTTTACCGCCTTTACCCAGCAATCCACCTAAAAGGCTGCCACCTGTACCCAAAAGTTTACCAATGCCGCCCAGCAGGCCACCTTTAGATGATAGATTGTCTGCAATCCGCTGCAGCATCTTAATCTGCTTCTTATTATGTTCACTCTCTTCCTTAGGCAATGGCTCACTGCGTTTGCGGCTCTTCATCAGCCCGGTTAGCGGGCGCAGCATAAAGCCTGCTGCGCGCTTCACTGGCGATAATACAGAGGCAACCTCATTAATGGCGTCAATAGTAGGGTCTACGCCCTGAGGAGAGCTGTTTAAGCCATTGGCTATTGCTGTACCTATCGTTTGCGTAATTTTACCTAAGGCTGTTCCACTTTGCTGGCCAGATCCAATAAAGCGGCCATTTGAATCACGCTGGCGGTCTGTTCCCAACTCGCGCGCAATACTCTCTTGCGAATCAATGACGATAGGTTCTTTTTGAAAAGCGGGTAATTTAAGCTTGGTTTTACGGTCTGCAGGCTTAGCCGCTTGAGCCACAATGTCTTCAACCTTCTCAAGCACTTGATTCATCGCAGTAGTGGCCTGCCGTTGCTCCTTCATCAAGCTTTCGACACTAATGGGCTGCCGTTGTGCATCCTGTAAGGCCTGCGCCAATGCGCTCAGCTTAGGCTGCGATGCATGCTGATATTGAATTGCCTTGGCATTCAATGCCTGCTCCAACAGGCTGATTATCTGCTCTACGTTTTTATCAATCTTGGCCACATCGCGGCCAGTCTGTTTTAAGCCAATCAGAAAACCAAGCTCGTCATATTGCAAACCACTTGAAGAATTTGACATAAAAAATCACCCTATTTTTACATAGGATGATTGTCGGGCAATATCTATGAGTCTCAGCCTTCAGTTCCAGTAGATCATCCTCTTCAGGCTCCCAAATCCCAATCTTGCGTTAATTCCCCCAGATAACACCCCTGACATGATGCTTTACAGCCTGTACAGAAAACTGTACAATTAAACATGTACAGAATATTGTACACCTACTAAAACTCTCGCCTAGCAGATATATGGAGTTTTTCATGCAAGTATTTACATATACAGATGCACGTAACAATCTAAAATCCGTTTTAGACAAAGTTATTGATGATGCGGATGTAGCCGTTATTACTCGCAAAGAAGGTCAACATGCGGTTGTGATGGGTCAAGACCACTACAACAGCGTAATGGAAACATTACATTTGATATCTTCGCCAAAGAATGCAGCACACCTTGCAAAATCAATTGCAGAGTTTCGTGCATCTAAAGCAATCGAAAGAGAACTTTTAGATGAAACGGAAGACTAGCTTTACCCCTTCAGCTTGGGATGATTATGTATTTTGGCAAAGCCAAGACAAAAAGACGCTTAAGCGAATCAATAACCTCATAAAGGAATGCCAACGCACACCTTTTGAAGGTATTGGAAAACCTGAAGCTCTACTCGGTGATTTATCGGGATTTTGGAGCAGAAGGATAGATGAACAGCATAGGCTAGTTTATGCGGCAACAGACGCAGAGATAACGATAATTGCTTGTCGATATCACTACGAATGAATACAGGCCCTTACTTTTTTGAGTAAGGGCTTTTATTCTTTTATGATCGTAAACTCATCATTATCTTCCTCTACAGCCTCACCTGCCTCAATGATCTCAAGCTTACGCTGAAATGCTGCAAGTTTACCTGCCTTCATCGCCTGTTTTGCCTCAAGCAGCTTCTGCTCAGCTCCCGCTACAACTGCGGAACGCCGTGCCTGTACCTCGGACTGATCTTTCAGGTCTTCCAGCTCAAAACCCCAAAACAATGCCTCTGACCGGGCTATGTTCGTCAAAGTAATACTTTGCTTCACATTCAGTTCAACAATCTGGCTGATTAAACCCATTTTGAACTTTACATTATTAATTATGCGTTCTGTTTCATCAGTGATGGGCCCGCTTATATCGATCTGCAGCACTTCATCACGTATATGGATCACACTGTCAATTGTATCGCCTGCAAGCTGGCCTAAATCAGCCAATCGATTGCGATTTTTTCGAATAATTGTTGCTGAGGAAAGCTTGTTTGTATGGACTCTGTCAGAAGTATTGTATTTCTGCTGATTTTGACCAGTTAAATTAGGTAAAAATGACGGATTTTTGACGTTCTTTTCAGCGTTATTTTCTTCTGTACTATCATCATCTTGTGAGTTTTTCTGACCAGTCTTTTGACTAGTCATTTTTTTGATCTCCTTATTGAGTTCTCTGGCGCTCTTTTTGACTAGTGATTTAGCACTCTTCTTCCATTTTTCAGCTAATGCTTTACGGCGAACAACCGATGCGGAAGGCATCTCACAGCCAAGTTCTTCAGCGACAGAATCAACCAATTGCTGCCATGTCATTTTAGGCGATGATTCATACACTGCCTTTAATCGCTCCCAAACTTCCTGCGGATAAGATTGTACTGCCATGACTTATCTCAATCCTTCCCCTGCTAAAAAATCCAATTGCTTGTCTTCACCGCTGCCTTTCTTAAGCGTAGTTTGGGTAAAGCGGCTTTTTTTTGATTTTTTCAAATCTAAAAGAATCTTCTCCTGAACGTCATTTTCATCACGCTCAAATATATCTTCCATGCCTTTGGCAATTGAATTGAACTGAATCGCTCTGTCCTTTTCACATGCTTTGACCGTTTGAATCAAGTCCATAATAGACTGCTTAAATTGTGCGTCATTTGCCTGATCCAAATGATTCAGGCTTAAATATTCATTAACCACTATTTTAGAGTGCTCTAAAAGCTGCAGGCTTAATGACTTTGGAAAACTCGATATATGATTTGAGCATAGCAATGAAAGCTGAAAAGTAAGGGCATTTAGATTTTCTGATAGCAGATCGCCCACACTATTAAAAAGAACACCGGCCACGGATTCAGTTTCATTCAGCTCAGGATTGATCGTAAAGCCCAGCACCCAATCAACTGATACATGGTAGAGGCTGCACATGACCTGAAGCAGTTCCGCATCCGGCAGTGTTTTACCATTTTCCATTTCTGAAATGCGGTTCTTCTGCTCTACACCAAACAATTCAATAGCAACTTCGTGCTGCAGCATGCCGCTGCGCTCACGCGCTAATGCCAGCTTACGGCCGATCATTGCACGTGTTTCCAAATTAGTATGTTTCGCCATTAGATAGACCTCCCTGCAAGCCAATCAAAATCTACTTTTTTCTCAAGCCAATTCGTTTCTTCAATAAATATGCATGAAAGCCAGACACAGCCGTCTTGTGTTGGTTCTGCAAATTCGATCTTTTCACTGACAAAAATATTGTCATCTTTAAAAAGCATTTCTCTGCCTTTGAGTGAGTCGATCAGTAATTTTGGATAATTATCGATATCAAAGCGCGGATAAGTTTTAGAGCTGTAATTGCGGGTTTTCAGCGGTGGCTGCACCATTAGGCGCACTTCACACTCTTTATTCAATGCCTTCCATTTCAGGGCTTTGAATATTGGCGCGTAAGTCTCATATACCTTTTTCTTAAATTTTTTTGCACTGACCGAAAGGCTGTTTCTCTGCTTTCCATTTTCATCAATCGTTGCACGCCAAATATCATTAGCGCTCACACCATAAGGCAATTTCACTGTAATGAAAGTTTCCCCGGTAATCACAATCCCGCCTGTGCTACCACGGTGTACAGAGTCTTCATTAACCACTTCTGTTTTTAATGAACATGGATAAATGATGTCACTTCCAAGCGCACGGCGTTCACGCGCTGCTCGGTATGTTTTCTTTACTTCAAAAGGATCTGAGAATGAGCCAGAATTGCTTTTAGCCCAAATATCCCATGCACTTCGACTATTTTTCACTTTCACTCCTAATTATAAAAGTGCAAAAATTTGCTGCTTCATCTGCAATACTGGATTGCTTAAACTTCTAGCGTTATGGCATCTACATTTTGAGACAGTGTCAAAATTTCACCACCTAACGTACAGATAGGATTTATATTCAACATGCTTTCTTTCAATCATAATGATGGTAGGCATACGGCACTTAATTAAACCCTTCAGAGGTTCGAACTGTTAAAAGTCGTTAGGGTGTTTCACAGCGCGACATACTTTGGTTAGATAAGGCTTTAAATTAATTTCAAATCTTTTAATAAAAAAAATATAATTTAAAAAAATAGATGCCCTGCAATCACATGAAATGAAAAAAAATTTAAATATCATCAATCTAACTTTTTTATAAATACCATCCACTATAGGGCTTAATGCGTTGCTTAGTTTTGGATGGGTGCTTATGGGTTTCCCACAATTAGCTATCAGCAACCATAAATTACATCCATTAAAAAAGCCCCATAGTTTCCTATGAAGCTTCACCTTTATCATTTGCGCTGATTCGGGATGCATTTAAGCAATCGAAATTATAGATAATTTTATTTAAGATATATATTAAATACATCTTAAAATATTTCGTCCATTAGAAAACCACCCAGTGGTGGTTTTGTATTTAGTCTGTTATTTTACCTGCAGCCCAGTTTAAAAATTTTTCTTTATCAAAAAACTCTGGCGCTCCAAGGGCTGATATTTTTCTTGTTTCACCATTAAAAACGCCCTTATAAATAAATGGTTTAGTCGCCTGGAAGTCTTTTTTATGCACTTCATGTAATTCACCGAAGAAAATTGCTAATTGCATAAATTTACTCTGATATCTAATCTGGGGTTTTTCAATTATAAAATTATATATTTGTTCAATTATTAATTTTGAACTATCGATAGGCATGATTATATTCCTTGTTACCCCTTATCAGCCCAGTAATCTACAGGGTATTCCAAACACAATCACTGACTACTTATTACATTTAAATACATAATTTTTATAAGGAAATAACAATAATTCATATTTAAGCAACAAGATATAGATTCATTTAAATTTCAAGCGCAAATATCAAATCATCCCGCATCCGCAACTTGTTGGACCTCAAAAGAAAAACCCCGCAAAATAACGGGGCTTTTTTACTTACCTCTAAATCTTCTCATTTGCCTTTCACGCCGGATCAAACCAAGAACTTCTTTTCTTTCTATAATTTGCTCTTCTGTAAAAGCCAACTGAATGCACAATTGGCTGATATCAAGAGTACTATTTTCAATTAGGTAAATATCTTGTTCAGTGGTCCAGCTAATTTTGGGTGGAACTGCTAATTTTCGTGATCTTTTCATGACCACTATTTTAACCCATAAATTGCAAAACAAAACCCCGACAAGGCTTTACTGTACTTGAGCGTAAGCCCATTTAATAAATTTATCTTTTTCTCTAAAAAGAGGTGCATTCGACAAACTTACTTTAGACACACGCCCAAAATTACCATACACAGTACTGGGGCTTGTAAGAACAAAGTCTGATTGATTACCAATGTTCAGTTCTTTAAAAAATTCTATGACTTGAGTATTCGGAGTTTTTTTATGAAACTCATCTCTCTCCGCAAGGAAATCGTATATTTGATGCAATATATGCAATTCACAGGTCTTAATCATGGTTCTTTATTCTCATTGTTTTAATGTAGGCTTGTAACATATCTAATTTCATATTAATTCTAAATTGCAAAATATACCAAATGTTAAAATTTCAAAAACACCAAGAATAAAAAAATAAATTTAACTATCAATGATATAAATAATTGATCTAACACTCGGATTATATAAGTGTAAAATTTTATAAATAAAAAAACCCTACTTAATTGTCTGCCTTAAGTAAGGTTATAAATGTTCAATCTTTTATACTTTTAATTTATATTAATAAGTATGAATAAGAATCTAACACTCGAAATTACTTGAAAGGTATAGAAAATATAGAGACTATGTTTCATTTCACATATCTTTAGATGCTTTTATGTTTCATTTGTAAATTATTTTTACAATAGTCTATTAATGACTACCTAGATTGAACGCATTCAAAGCAATAAGAGAAAAAATGAAACTCCGCCAATAATGCATATTGAACGGGATTTTATGTGCAGTAAAACGTTAGGCAAATTACTTAACTTCTTTTAAGCAGTCACGGCACACTTTGATTGCTTCATCATCAATCGTGTAGTCAATTTCAATTGCGCCATGAAAGCTAAATAAGCATTTTAAGAATCGGAGCATTTGAATCTCTTAGATTTAGGTACCAGCTGAATTCATTTTTAAACAGCTAGGAATAAAACAACTGGCAAAAAAATACCTACCTCTAGTGGAAGGTAGGTATATAAACTTTTAATTTTTACGTTGGTAGCGGGAGCTGGATTTGAACCAACGACCTTCGGGTTATGAGCCCGACGAGCTACCAGACTGCTCCATCCCGCATCAACGTAGTGCAGTTATACGCCCTAAGTATTAACAAAGCAAACTTTATTAAAATATAACCACTTATGACATGGTTAAATCCAATAAATCTTAAAAACTAACCTATGCCTGCTTCTGTTATGAATAGTGGATGTGAAGCCTTGTATAGGCCCAATCTATTTTTTTCATCTTCTAAAAATGATTTAGGTTCTTCCGACCATGCTGATTTTCTTGAATCAAGGCCTGAATGGTTTAAAGCCCAATCTGAAACAGTGCCATAAACAAACGTGTTATCTGCGAAAACTAATTTTGTCTTCCTGCCTACGCTAGTTATAAAAACTTTATGCGTTGGTAATGACCCAAATGTACTAATTTGAGTGCAGAGATATTTATAGATTTCAGACATAAAATAAGGTACTTAAACGACAAACTCACTATACCATTTTTATTCTTTTAAAAGCCCAAAAGCTTCGTGAAGGCAGACGTTAAAAAAGCCCACCACTTGGCGAGCTTTTAACTAACTTTAGTGCTTTACATACACTTCGGTCACTATAACAGAAATATGCCATATGCTGTCCGGACAATCAATTAATTCTCAGTCTTTTATCATGGCCATTTAAGAAATACTTTCCTGCAAAAATCATATTATCGATCGAAGTCTTTCCAAGCTTAAATTCATTTTCCATTTGGCGGAGTGACATCCCTCGGATATTCCTTTCAATAAAAAAGTTTACTGCCACTTTCGCAGAATTACAGATTCGGTTTGAAAATTTTAAATCTATAATTAATTTGCGTACTTCATCAGCTTCAAAATCGCTTATCTGGCATACCAATTGATTTCTACGTTCTGTCACGCCTTTATTGTTTTCACAAATGAGCCAGAAGATTTGATTAATACCCAGCGAGTCTGGCGCGTTACCTGATTTCATGCGGCAGGTTTGAATGTAGGCCCCGTACTGCTTAAACCACTCCTCAGCTGTAAATTTAGCCCAATCCATTACTTCAATTTTCGCCGCTGTATTCATTCCACACCACCTATCATTTTTTCAACTTGCTGTATTGCCATACTGCTTTTCACTTGCTCTGTGCTGAACTGGTAAACCTGATAACCCAATCCCGCCGCCGCGTTATATTTTTCCATTTCACCAATGTATACGCTGTTCAATGTGCCGCGCTCCCAGCTAGTTCCTTGAAGATGCTTTTCGCATGTTCAGAAAGTTTAAAACCCTGAGGTGTTTTGCCATCTGCCTGAATCAGCCCCCATTCCGCTAAGCCCTTCATGTAGCGCTGTAGGCTGCGTACTGACATTCCCATGTTTGGTTCAATCTGCTGGTGGATCTGCTGTACAGAGATACGGCCTTTGCACTCAGCAATGATTTTGAAGATCATCAGGTTCAGGTAGGTACGCTTCGCCTGGTTCATGCGACTTCCCTTGCGATCGTTCCAGTGAAGCCCACCTGCTTGAGGTATTTTTCCCATTTTTTGGCTTGTGCTGGATCTTCGAGTTTGACGGCAATCTTGGCAGCCAGCTTTTCGTAGCTGTCGCCGGGTTCGCTGAACTTGCTGGCGAATTCACTGTGATGCGCCAGTTTCTGTGCAAACACAGCAATCTGTTTTTCAGTGAGGTGTTTTGGATCTGGAGATGGTTTTACTGAACCAGATGCTTGGGATCTATCCGACAATGTTTTGGCATGAGCCTGTTTCTCGTATTTGAAATATGCGCGTATCAGCCAATCTGCAAACAGGTATGTTAAAAACTCCTGATTGTGGTTTTTGTCAGCATTAAAATTTTCAAATGCTGCAAGCTCTCGATTAAACCAAGTCGCCTCAGTGATTTTTTCAACTGGTATTGAATTATTTGCCAGAACAATTTCTTCTTTCAAATTTTTCAAAACCAACCAGCTCTTTTTTTTATTTTGATAGTGTTTTTTGATAGTTGTTTTATGTGTGTTAAAAATTTTTACTAGTTGCGGTAAAAAGTTTTTACTAGTCTGGTTAAAACTTTTAACTAGTAAAGAATTTTTACTAGGAAAATTTAGGCGAATTTCGCTAATTTTTTGAGCTGAATTTTTGACTTTTTTATAGCCAAAAACTTGCTGGTTAAAATTTTTAACTACTTCATTTTCGAATGGAGTGAAGTCCTTAACTAGTAAATTTTTTTTACTAGGGAATTTAATAATCTCTCCAATGTTGTAGTTATCAATTAAGGAGTAAACATTGCCAAATTTTGATTGACTACGCTTCTGAACAAGACCAACTTTTACTAGCTCATTAAGGCATTTCACCACCGTTGGACGGCTTTTCCTCGATAACTCCTCCAATTGAGTCAATGATAATGAATCACTCTCCTTTCCCCAACCGCGAGTCTTCCGTACGATCAGCAAGTAAATCTTGATAGAGGCATCACTAAGCTTATTCATTGCTTCATCAACAAAGGCATTGGTGATCTGAAATGAGTTTGGGACAAACCTGCTCATAGCTTGCTCCCGCCCTGAATATTCGTGCCTTTCTTAGAGTTACAACTTCGGCAAAGAACCTGCAGATTCTCTAGATCATCTGTGCCGCCACGGGTTACTGGATGAATATGGTCGATTGTTAAATTATCAAAACAACCACAGTGCTTGCATATACGGCCATCACGGATAAAGACGGTTTCTCTAATTTGACGGGGCAATGATTTTCGAACTTTACTTTTTGGTGCTGGACCATATTTGTCTTCAAAATCGGAATCAATCCAACGAACTTCAAAATCGAATACATACAAATTTGCAATTTCTCTCGCGCATTCTACGCAAAGCTGAAATTGCGAATTCATTCTGAAAATCGGATTAAAGACTTCTCTGTGATGACATAAAACACAATAAATTCTTTGATCGTAGCTCATGGCTTTACCTCTCCACTCTGGCTTTCTTTGCTTGCTGGCTTCACAAAGTTTCCGCCTATAAATTCAATAACGCCCGCGCGGCCCATGCTCTTTTCTATTTCAAGAACGGTGTACATGGGTATGCGGTATCTGCGCTGCAGCTGATCGCGGAATATATCGCGCTGTATGGCTGCATTCGCTTCGTTGTAATTGCGCTTTTGCAAATTTTGTTTGGCTGCTTCCATTAGCTCTTCCAGCAGATGCAATGCCGGCTCATACCAGGACTGAATGCTATGAAGCTGTTTTTGATCCAATATCTTTTGAAATGCATGGCTCATGTGACCCAGCCTTGTGCGCCTAAGGCACGAATTAGGTGTATGGATTCATCCCGACTGCCAGTTTCATGGCTGGCAGAAACAAATAGCGCAGCGGGCGCCGGCAGTCGTTGTTTAGCTTTAAGCTCTGCAGTTGTGGCAGAACGAATGAGATGCGTTAAGGCAAAGTTTCTGTTTCCGTCCAGCAGCACACCATTACGCTGTACTTTAAAAACAGTCATTAAGCGGTCTGTTTTGGATTCATCCATAAACACGACCACATCACCAGCTATGAAATCTTCTGCAGTTTTTACATAGGCATCGTCAGGCGCTAAACCTAATTCAAATTCGCGCTTTTCAATTTCACGTGTTAAGTCATGTTGCGATTTGTTGTTCATAACGCCCTGCTGGTTGTGACCTAGAATGCTCTGTGCTACTTTGGATTTATTCATAAATTGCTCCACTTTTTATGGATGTTTAAAGCCTGCCCTGAACCGTCAGGCTTTTTTTATTGCTCTACACATTTGTTGATCTGCATTTCCAGTTCTGCCAAGACTTCATGCATGGCATGGATAACTTTGGACATGTCTATGGCTTCGCCGCGTGTGATCCGACCGTCTGCCATCATTTCTTTGAACTGCGCACATATATCCCCGCCATTCATTCCAATACTCAAAACCAAATCTGTCAGCGCGGTATCTCTGCATTCAGGGATATTGGGCAAATTGATGGCCACTTTGCCGTGCTCGGCGCATAAGGCCTGCAAAATTCGGTAATCCCCTGTAATGGCCATAATGGTTGAGGCTTCCATCAGCGTGAGGTGATGTGTCTCTGTGTTTTGGTTCACTTTGCTGTTGAGCACTGCAACGCTGCGCATGCCCATTCGGACAGCGAGTGCGGCTGCCCCGCCTTTAAATTGGCGGACAGTGTGATGGGCGGCATCCAATATGTTCATGGCAGTTCCTTTTGAACGTGTTTATTGGATGGCGGGTTTATTACTATTTTGGGTAGAACGTATAAACGCCCAATTAATATCTGGCCGCAACTGTTCTGCTTTAACTTTTGATTTAGTTAATTCCTCAATTGGCAAACATCGATCTTCTGGAATTTTATTGAAATTCCACTTACTTAAAGCCCAAGGTGTAATGCCTAAGCCACGGGCTAAAGCTGATTTATTGCCAGCAATTTTTATAGCTTTTTCTAAAGCATCTTTTGGAGATGACATAATGCACTCAATAAAACTACTTAAAGTAGAAGATAATATACTACCTAAAATAGAATTGGTGCAACTAAAAATACGAGGTAAACTTCTACCAGTGGTAGAAAATGGAAAGAAATCCAAAGTGCAATCAGCTAAATATCTTGAATTTGCATCAAGACTCAAAAGCCTTATGGAACAAGATGGTTCGCCAATTAAGACAGTGAACCAGCTTAAAGATGCTATTGAAGTTACGTATGAAATGGCTCGTAGATATACGCTTGGCATTGCAAAACCACGTGAAGAAAAAATGCAGACTTTGGCTGAAAAATTTAATGTTGATATTAGCTATTTAGATCATGGTACTGGCATTGAACCAAATGTTTCAGCTCCATTCCCTGTTGCTGGCAGACTAGTTCCAGTAATTTCATGGGTACAAGCTGGCTCGTGGACAACCGTAGAAGCCGTTCCTGCCGGAACAGAATTTGAAGAATGGTTACCGCCAAATCCTAAATGCGGGAAGCATGGCTATGGCTTAGAAGTTTCAGGTGAATCCATGCTCCCTGACTTCCGCCCTGGCGACAAAATTTATGTAAATCCTGACTTTCAAGTGAGTGATTTAAAAACCGGAGATCTAGTTATTGTTTCTAGTGAAAGCGGAAAAGCGGCAACTTTTAAAAAGCTGATCGTAGAAACAGACAATATGTATCTGCAGCCTTTAAACCCTGAATGGTCTGAGAAAGCAATTGCTTTGGAGGATGGCTGTAAGTTGGTTGGGAAAGTTGTTGGGTTGTATCGGGATGTTTAATTAATTTAGGTATAAAAAATGGCTGAAACTAGCAATATTGGCAAAATGGCTGCTCTAATTTCTGAAGAACTGTTTAATTATTTTGGGTGGGAAAAATGTACTTTTGAAGACCTTAATTGGAAATGTGAAAATGCTGAGCATGAGAAAAATACTCATCCAGCAGATGTCGTCTTTTATTACAATGATCCATACACAAACACAGTTACTTATATTCATACTGATCTCAAAAGTTTTTCTGAGAGCACTCTAAGCAGTTTAAATCTAAATGAAGTCTTGCAAAGCCTTTCAATGCAAGTGGAATGTTCTGAAATAAGCGAAGAATGGCAAACTTTGTATTTAGAAGGTGCTTCAGATTTTAAAGTGCATGGTATGTTGTTTATCTATAATCATGATAATAAATATATAAAATCACTAACTTCAAAATTTAATAAAGTTACAAATATTAGTATTAATACTCCCAAAAATAGCAGGCTATATATATTAGATCCTAGTGATATTTATTGGTTAAATAATATTGCTCTACATCTTGGTCGACTACAACATAAGAAGCAAATATCAAGCGATTACACTTTTTTTTACCCTCAAAGAAAAGATCAGGCTACTATTGGTAATAGTAAAGCAGCCACTATTGAACTTTTGAAATCACCTTTCATCATTCTAGAAGACAAAACCCTTAAAACTGTTATTATTTTCTATAGAGCTGAGGGTGAAGAGATTGATGAATTTGTTTATTTAATTGACTATTTACGACATCATCAACTACTTGATATTGAAAGTAAGATTACTATTTATCAACTTGAACAATGTGCATTTGCACCTGCAAATTTTAAAAATGCAATTAGAAAATGTGAAAGCTTATTAAACATTAAAGATCCTGATCTAAAAGATCTCTTAAATAAAATTGATATTCAAAAGATCAAGCACTTTACGACAGAGTTTAGCGAAATTGAAATTGGAATGGCTTTAAGATAATGAAAAAATTTGGATTTGATAACCTGCTGGTTTCTGATAGAGAAATTTTTGATGCAATTTACAGTCAAAAACAAAAGTTACCAGATGATAAGCTATTAGAAATTTGTAGAAACTACGGAGTTTTTTTATCTAATAATGAAAATAGAGAATCAATTTGCCATTTTATTTCAACTCAAGTTTCTGATTGGAATAAATTAAAAGCTTTGCTTGATAGCATAAATCATGATGAAAAAAATGCAAAAACAACTACTATGCAGTTTTCTGGTGCGGAATTTAAATATTTTAAAGAAGCAATACAAGAAATAGCGCCTCAATATGTTGATAATCAAATGAGTCATGCTGGAAAAGGTGTGAATAAATATGAAGTTAATCTTACAACTTCTTCAGTAGAGCTAAGTAATACACGTTTAATTCAAAAACCATTAAAAGACCAGAAAATTACTGTTGAAAAGAATGGAAGTGATGTCATCCTTAGATTTGATTCTGAGGAAGTCTTAGAACCAATTATTAATAATATTATTCAAAAAGTTTCGGGGAAATCCAATGGGACTCTAAAATCAAAAGAGGTAAGTTTAAAAGACGTTAAGATATCTGATTATAGAACTAATTTCTTTATTAATTTAATTATTTTAGATGATAATAGATATCAACTCCGCGATGTTAAAAAAATTAAATTACACCATAGTAAAAACAATAAAGCTGTGGAGTTGGTTAAAGAAGATCTGGAAAAAGAAGAAGGGTTTCTTAAATCAGCTCAATTATCTGGATCATCCTTACATACCAATGATTTGTATAAAGGCTTAAAAAAACTTGGACATTACATTACAGAAATTACTTGGCATGTAGAAGATACGAAAGACAAAAAACTACTAGAGATCAATGCAGGCTTTCTTAATGTCAAAGACTGTTCCAGATTTTTCTATGACCTAAAATGCTACTATAAACAAAATTCAAAAGGTGAGCGGTATACTCTAGATCGTCACAAATTTAAAGACAATGAAAAATCTATTTTTTTTAAATTTTTTGATGGATTTTTATATAAAAATTTTGATAGAACTATTGAAGAGTATAATAATAGTCTGGTTGTTGGCGATGAGTAAATTAAGCTTTTATACAGCATCATTCCCCTCTAATTTTAATCAATTGGCAGATTATTTTGAAAATAAATCTGCCAGGATTAATGAGTCTATTTCCATTTCTAGAAAGCGATTGCAATATATCGAGCTAAAGTATTCTCTCAATCAAGTTATTATTGAAGAGTATTATGACACCAATAATATAAAAAAATCTTTAGAGAGACTTTCAACAAAAGAGGTTATTTTTAGAATATATAATAGAACTACATTTAACTTTGTTATTATAAATCAACCTAGAAGCATCTCAAATTTAAAAAACTTTTTGTCAAAATTATTTCATTTTGACTTTTTCCTATCCAAGGAAGACTTAAATCTGCTTAATTTGCTTGATTACTGGCGCGACAAGATTGACTACATCTCAAAAGTAGAGTTTAGAGATGGTTTATACCCTAACAATATATTTTCAAAAAATATTTTCTACACTCAAAATAAAGATATTAATTCATTAGAAGCATACACATCACTATTAAAAACCAACCATTATTCTATTTATAAAATTGACTTATATTTTAAGCAATATTTCAATATTAAATTTATCGTTACAAAGGAATCTAATTTTTCATTTATTGGGCTAGATGAGGATGATGTAATAAATTTTATTTTTGATAATTTACCAATTTAATTAAAAATTTTGGAATAAATATCTTCACCACCCTACTAGTTTTTTTGGGTTTTCTTTTTCATATTTCCGCATATAATTCACCCACCAATAACAACAAGACAAAACTATGAAAACTAAACTAATTATTGCCCTGCTTCTAGCAATTTCAATCACCGGCTGCCAAAAGCAACAGGCCGAAGACCCGAAGACACATGCCGCAGCTGAGACTCAATTTAAAAAATCAGATATCATTATCGGCAGCTATCTGGATAAGCTTGATAGCCCAAACACATCTAAAGCTGAGCAAATCAACATAATCTGCAAGGATTACCCTACAGAATACAAAACCAACTATATGCCATCACTATTGAAACTTCAGCCAAATGATTACACTGAAGCACAGCTATTAAAAGACCTAGATATAGCTTTGAATTACTACAAAGAAAAATTAAGCATTACGTGTGAATGATCTGTTTCAAACAAAGAATTCATTAAAATTACGAACCCGACGCGGGTCTTTAAAATTGAGAAAAATATGATTTTAGATCGAGTGTTACAGCTTGAGTTGTTGAGTAAGATCGCAGAATGTTACCCATTTGTATGGACTGATTACGAGCGAAAGCCAGATACTCCTGAGTATTATAAAATTGCTGTCAATTTGAACTATCTCAAGGGTCACGGCCTCCTTACCGAAAACTCCACTAAAGTGGTGCATAGTACATCTGGAAATGGGGGCGGCTCCATTCTTGTCATGAAGCCAGAAATTACCGAAAAAGGCTTGGATTTTCTAAAAGATGATGGTGGTCTATCGGCCATCTTAAACGTGGTAACGATCAGGTTTGAAACTGAAACTCTGAAAGCCATTATTAGTACTAAAATTAATGAATCGGATCTAAGCCAAGAGCAAAAGCAGTCAATGACTCTTGCACTCGAAGAGCTTCCCGCCGAGTCCATAAAACACCTGACCACAAAACTACTGGATGAGTGTGTTGATAATCTACCGGGTGCAATGACTGTAATTGGAACGTGGTTGAGTTCTTTCTAATAAACTTAAGGAGAGAAAATGCTGCTTGATAGGCAACTGCAACTAGAGTTAATGAGCAAGATGGCAGATGTTTATCCATCTCCCTATGACTTTTCGGATCTGATTAATAACTCAAACGAGGAGCAACTCAGAAAAATTTATGCAAATCTATTCTATTTGCAGTCTCATGAGTTGCTTGAACCAAAAAGTATTCATATTCGTTTTGAATTGGGTGGATCAGGAAGTCACTTGTTTAGCCTTGGATTCACTCGACTAACCCAAAAAGGCGCAGACTTCATGGCTAATGATGGTGGCTTGTCAGCTATATTGGGTGTGGTGACTGTTAAATTTGAAGCCGATCAACTTAAACTACTATTGGAATCTAAGATCATGGCAGCTGACTTACCCCCTGCTGATAAGCACAAATTGCTTGATGGGCTTCGATCGCTTTCTGCCGAGAGTATAAAACACCTGACAACGAAAATTGTGGATTTGGGTTGGGATAATCTAGGGACACTAGCTCGGATAATTCAAAGCAGTATTTCTTAGATATTTGTTTAAATTTTAGATAACCAATTGGTTTGGTGTAGTCGCCCACTGGTACATAAAACTCATCTTCTGTACATGGAAAATTTTCTAGATATAGCTGAGTTGATTTCTCATGAAGTCTATTTTCCATAAATATTATTGATTCTAATTTCATAACAAGCTCCATCCAACCCATCCCAGTGATGGGTTTTCTTTTGCCCACTATAAAACAAAACAACCTAAAGTAGAAAAACATTCTACAAAGTATTGACAATATTTCTACTTAAAGTAGTATTTATTTCACCAGACAACAAAAAAGCGCCGAAGTTTGAGACCCGAGGCGCTTTTACAGATAACTGCGAGATAAGTATGAACAAAACCTTTACTCCTTTCAATAGCTTTGCTGTAAGCGTATTTACAGCCAGCATCGCAATTGGCGCATTAGCATACGCATACCAGCCAGACTTTGGCGGCATGCCATCATCCAATGATCAAATCGCCCCAGCGTATAACGCTGTGGCCGCTATGCAATTCAACACGGCCAACTCAGGCACTGCAGTTGTCCGCTTAGACGGCTTTACTCTAGACGTCAGCTTTGACTTCGAACGCATCGATGACTCATACGGCGTACCCGGCAGTGAATTCACCAATGCCGAAATCACAAATCTATCTGTAGACAAAGTCATGGATACATCTGGCTATCCAATCCGCGACTTTACCGACTTCAACGACCATCTCAGCATTAACCAAATGCTGGTGGCTCACATGCTCCAATACAAACTGCTGGAAGCTGCCTAATGAACAAGACTTTTGATAAACCATTCCGTGAAGACTTAGGCCTAGATGATGCAGGCTTCCATCGCATCCGCATGGGTAACACGGTTTACTGCGTGAAGAATAATGAAATCTACATCCTAAATACTGCAGGTGAACTTAACCGCGTAGAAGAAGCCACGCTTGCTGCAAAGTCTTGGATTCGCCGCAATGTAAATGAAGTTCTGGGCGCTCAGAAGATCACTGCCCGCTTCATCTGCCGCGTAAGCCACGGCTATAAAGTGGATGTAAATGGGTTCGAATACATCATCAAGGTTTCTGCAGATTTTTCTAAAGGCTTCGACCGCAATGTATTTGATAAGAATGCCCCGATTTTCTCCTGGTTAAATGGTGTAGTGATAGTTGATAACGGCATGTATAAAGCCGCTCCAGCAGATCTAGTCAATTCATTACCATTCCAAACTGCAGTTAAGAGTGTCGTGAACCCGCAGCGCAAATTGGATCGTGTGACCCGTCACCACAGCTTTACGCGCTGGAAGTCACGCCATGAGTGTGAGCAGTACAAGATTGCAAAACACAACACTGATGCATCTGGCACGTCGTTTAAATAATTGAGCTGGGAGAAATAAAATGAACGCATTACAACAAATCCAGCTTGAATTAAAAGCGCCAAAGAGCAAATACAACAAGTTTGGTAAATACTATTTCCGCAGCTGCGAAGACATCCTTGAAGCTGTTAAGCCTTTGCTGCAGGCAACCAATTCAACTTTGGTTATTACGGACGAAGTGCAGCAAGTTGGCCCAGTAGTTGTGGTTACAGCAAAAGTTGTATTTACCGATGCCGATGGCAAAGAAACTACTGTTACGGCGCATGCTGGCGTGGAAATTGATAAGAAAGGCATGGACGTCGCGCAGACATTTGGTACATCCAGCTCATACGCACGAAAGTATGCCCTGAATGGCATGTTCTTGATTGACGACACCAAAGACTATGATTCAGACGAATATCACAACCAAGTGAATCAGCAGGCTAACCGCGGTCAGTCAAATCAAGGGCAGCAGCGCCAATCTGCACCCAAAAATCCGCCGGCACAGCAGCAAACAAATAACCAGCAGAAACCTTTAGAACAGCGCTATCAAGATGCTTTGGTGTCTATACGCAATGCGAAAAAGCCTGAAACGTTGGACAAGGCCATTAATACCTTTGGCAATACAAAATTTAATAATCAAATTCAACAAGCCTGCCGCGCTCGAGCGGATCAAATGGGCTGGTCGGACGCACCGCCGCAGCAAAATCAAAACCCGCAGCAAAACAGCATGCATCATTAATTGGAGAATATATCAATGAACCCTATTCTTTCAGGTACAGAAGCTTTTAATGCCATGATGGCGGGCAAGCATGTAATATGCCGTCTAGCTGACCAAACGGTGGATTTTGATGATCTTGATCAATTCCCTGCAACAATTTTTGCGCTGCCTGATTATGAATTTTGTATTAAGCGAGAAATGCTGACCTTGGCTGGCATTCAATTTACAAAGCCAGCAGAGCCACATGATTTGGAAACTGGGCAAGAAATTTTTATCGTCATGCCAACATGCATTTTGCGCACTACATATGATCATGAGCATGGTGATATTTGCTTAAGCGTGGCTAATGGCTTTGCTCAACTTGATATTGATAATGCAAAACTCCAGCTTCAAGCGTTTGGCAAAACCTTTGGCAATATGATCACTGAAATCGAAGTAAAGGACGGGTTTAACGATAAGCCAAAGAAACGTCCGCGCAAAACTAAAGCCGTAGATTCAGTGAACATTCAAGGTGCAACTTTGAATGATGCCGCAGCGCCAACTGAAACCAAACCTGCAGCACGGACCGCTTTCTCTATTGAAGATGTAGATGAGATCAAAACTGATCCTGCTCAAATTATCGAAGAATTCACGGCGAAGATTAATGCATGTACTTCTACTGAAGCTGTTCTGGGGTTGCGCCCAGTATTTTTTGCAAACGGTCATCTTGAACGTGAAGATCAGCAGCACTTATGCAGACTGACTGAAGCTAAATTGCTTGAACTTGATCCTGAGCAATATGCATCTAATCCTGAGCCAGAAGAATTAAGTATTGAAGAACTTCAGCGCCTGCAGATTGAAGCGGAAAAGTTAGTTACTGATAATAAGTTAGCTTATGAAGCTGAACTTGAATATCCGAAACTTCTTGACGATCTGCTGCAGCGCGCAGCCAATGCGGCATTACCAGCAGAGGCCACTGCCCTGACTGGTTATACCAAATCTTGGACTGAAGAACAGCGTAAGCCTCTTCTTGATGCAATTCATAAGCGCTTGAATGAACTGAATCCACCTGAAAGTGCTCAAGTTAAAGAACCGCCGTCATTAATGGTGCAAATTCAGAATGCTAAAGATTTAACTGAATTGGATTGCTTAGAAATCGAAGCATCAACCAGACATGCAGATATTCAGCCCAAACTCATGGGGTATGTAAAACGCCGCCGTTTTGAGTTAGAGAATTCTGGCAGTGAGGCAGCGCTATGATTTGCCCTGAAAATCTAATACCAGCGTTCACAATGTTTGTGGCAAGTGATGGCTATCAATGCGTAATCAATAAAATCATTGGTGAAGCAATTTTTACTAAAGCGAACAAGCCCGGTCTAAAAATAGATCGGCTTGGAAAAATGAATGAAGCGGCTCAAAAGCGTTTTGAGCTATTCCTGAAATTGTGGCTGAAGAATGGGAAGGAATTTGTTCTGCGCCTTCAGGCTCAAGCAATTATGTTGAAGGTGATGTTATGAGCGCATGTTTAATTAAAGTTTCTGAGTTTATCAAGCGAGTATACGGCGAGCATGAGGCTACTCCCCCTACTCGCCAAACCATTGTGCGACAATGCCGCCTTGGATTAATACCCGCTGAGCAAAAAGGCAAATTGTGGTACATCAAGTGGAACATCTACCAAAAACAAACTGGTGATGATCTAGTCGATAAAGTTTTAGGAAGTTAATAGCATGGCTCGACCACGCACAAAGAGAAACAAAGATTTGCCTGCAAATCTATACAGAAACACGGGCAATGGATGGAGATATCGCCATCCATTGACGGGTAAGTGGCACACGATGGGGCTGGATAAATCTAAAGCAGTGAGCGCTGCGCGTAAGTTAAATGAAATTTTAACACCATCTACAGATCTTGTGATGACTGTGATTGGCGAAGTGACTTTCGGTGAATTTTCTCAAAAATTCTTGTCTGAAAAACGCCGAAAAGACGGCCGGCCGCTTGCACCGAATTCAATCAAAACATACACCCATAGTTTGAATCGCTGTGCTGAATGGAGTGATAAAGCGTTATCTTCTATTACGCTATTCATGACAAATCAGCTGCTGGAAAGCCTGCCAGCATCAACCAGCATTGAAACACGAAGCCTGCTGATCCAGATTTTTGACTTAGCAATCAGCAAAGGGCTGGTTATTGACAACCCTGCTGCACAAACAATCAAGCGATATAGAATTAAGCAACGGAAGCGCCACACTATAGAGGGCCTAAAAGCCATTCGCGATGTTTCGCCACAGTGGCTAAAAAACGCCATTGACTTAGCCATGCTCACAACTCAGCGACGCATTGATATCATAAATATGAAATGGTCGGATATCCGCGATGGCTATCTGCATGTGGCGCAGGAGAAAACAACCGATGATCCTGAAGATGAATTTGAGCTTCTCGAGGGCGCTGGCTATGTGCGCATTAAAATCAACGATGAACTGCAGCAGGTATTAGATCGATGTATGGATAATGTGCTCAGTCCGTACATTATTCATAGGGTTCCAAAAGGCAAAACCAAAAATAAGGGACAGGTTAAGAAACACTGGACACAATTAGAGCCTCATTATGTGTCTCGGGAATTTTTAGTTGCCGGCAAGAAAGCAAATGCATACCCAGGCTTAACTGGACGCCAGTTTCCAAGTTTTCATGAAATCCGAGCCCTTTCAATCCATCTGCATAAAAAAGCGGGAAAATCAGCTCAAACCTTAGCCGGGCATGCTACAGAAAAAATGACAGAAATGTATGCATCAGGACATGAGATTATTTGGAATGATGCGGATATTGGAATTGATTTACCTTTCAAATAAGGTACAGCAGATTTATAAAAGCTCACAGTGTTGGGCTTTTATATTGGTATTGTTGACAGGAAATTCAGCAGCAAAACTATATCGTAAGTATTTGTTTTACATAATCACCAAAGTTGCTGTTTTTACCGTATTTATTAACAACAACTACTATATAAAAACTATATTTAACAGCAACTTAAAACCAAATCAAAGCCCTGTTAAATAA